TCCGCGCCACGCTGTCGCGCTACCCGGTCAGGACCCGCCTGACGCTGAGCGGACCCCTGGTGGTGGCCCGGGACATTGCCCACGCCCGGATCAAGGAGCGGCTGGCTCGCGGCGAGGGGATGCCCGACTGGCTACGCGACCACATGGTCTACTACGCCGGGCCCGCCAAGACGCCTCAGGGCTACGCGTCGGGATCGTTCGGACCCACCACCGCCGGGCGCATGGACGCTTATGTCGACCTGTTCCAGTCACACGGCGGCAGCTACGTGATGCTGGCCAAGGGCAATCGGTCGCCTGTGGTGACCGCCGCCTGCAAGCGTCACGGCGGATTCTACCTGGGCTCGATCGGAGGCCCGGCGGCGCGGCTGGCGGCGGACTGCATCAAAAGGGTCGAGGTCCTGGAGTACCCGGAGCTGGGGATGGAAGCCGTGTGGAAGATCGAGGTGGTCGACTTTCCCGCCTTCATCGTCGTCGACGACAAGGGCAACGACTTCTTTGCCGGCCTGACCGGGGAGGGCTCTGGCGGTCTCAAGGTGCTTGCTTGACTTGCCGGGGCTGATGGCGCATCAATACCCCTGCATAGAGGTCACGTCCCGCGTCCAGAACCAGTCTGGAGCGCGCCAGGACCGGTTGGCAGCGTTTGGCGGCTGAGCGGTTTCGCAGGGGCAGCCACCACCAACCACCGCAGCATTCGACGACCGCCCATGGGCATTGCCCTTGGCTGGCGCATGTCGTCTTGCAGCGGATCGAAAGAGAGACCCGTTCGTGAACATCGCAATCCGTCCCGTTTCCGAGGCCCCCCCCGTACCCGTACCCGTACCCGTACCCGTCCCCGGCGAACGTCGCATCCGCGACGCCGCTAAGCACGCGCGCCATTTTAGCGGCCTTGGACGGGAGCCTTGGCCCACGCTTTCTCTGCGATAGGATCAACCTCGAAAACTGCCGTCACGCCCTCAAGCGAGAGTTTCGGTGCGGTTGCGCTGATCTTGCAATCTTTGGTTGGCCCCTTCTCGGCGAGGCCGAACACGCCACCGACATCGCTCGACCAGTAGAGGCACATACGGGCCGTTGTCAGAACGATCGGGCGAGCGTGGGCGTTCGTGGTATAGCCGAACACAACGCCGCGCTTGTCTGTGCAGACGACGACTGGCGTGACCTCACCATCATCTGGCGCGATGGGAGCGGAAAACGCAATAGGTGCGAGCAACGTGGCCAGCTCTTTCGCCTGTCCGATAGTGAGAGAATTGATGTCAATCATTTATGCCTCCTTGTGAAATTATGGGGTGCGGCCAGCAGTTGGTGGGGACGACTACTGGCCGATCACGCATGATTGCGCCGGATGTCGTCTCGTGCGCTTCCAAGGCCGCGTGCTGCCGTCCGGCTGGACCCGTACCAATCCCTGAGAAGTCAAAATCAGATCGCCGGGCTGCTTAGCCGTGGGCTCGATGGGTTGGGGCACGGTCATCCCTCCATCACCCGCATGAGCGCGTCCCATTCCAGCCCGAACGTCGCCTTGACGCGGGCCTGCAATTCAGCACGGCAGGCCTTGGCGCGGTCGCTATGCTCCTCAGCCTCGTCCCATTCGGGATCGGATGCGCTCCCGGCCGTCAGTTCGCCATAGCGCTTGTCCGCCCACGAGATGGCCCGATACAGGTCGGCGTTGTTCAGATCCGGCGCGTCGATGTCGTGGATGGTCTCGGCGGTGAAGTTGGTGCAGTAGTGACCTACGCGACCATGGAATTGCTTTTGACTCCCGCACCTGCTGCAGCGGGCCAGCGGACTGTTGGCGCCATAGATGGTCGCAAACATCACGCTTTCTCCTTTGCTGCCCGGCGCTTAGCGTTGGCGTTTGCCAGATTGGCGAGGCGCTGATTCTTGATGGTGTCCAGTTCAATCTGGAGCGCCTTGGCGAGCTGCTGAGAATCGAAAGCGGCCGAACCGAGTGCGCGGTGAGCATTGCGCAATTTCTCCAGTTCAGTCGAAACCTTATCGAGTTTTTCAGCCAGCCCCTTTGATACCGAAGAGGCATAATCAGCATGGGCGCGCGCCACATCGTAGCGTTTCTTGGTGACGAACATTATAGTTTCACTCCTGCCAGTTTTTCGTTGAGGGCGCTGACGCCCGGCATATCGTCCTTCACCAAGGCTGGGCGCCAGATCGCACATATATTCCGTATCGTTGCGGCAGCGCGATCTCCGTAAGCGGCGTCGATCTTGGCGTAGCGAGCACGGAAATCCTCAACCATGCGCTCAGTCTTCGCATCATAGTGCTCAGGAGATGAGCGGAGATCAGTTCCGGCTGGGATGGCGATAAGCATCTTGGCTGTTCCTCGATCGGTTGTTCCGGTTTCGATGAGGCATTGATGCCCGATGGGCGTTCGAGTTGCAAGCGCTAAAATTGCATGTTGCGTAATTTATTTTAGCGCTTTAGGTGGTGGATTATGAACCTCAAATCATATTTGGCGGAGCGCCGCATCAAGCAGCGCGATTTTGCTCTCACGCTTGGAACAACGCCTGCGACGGTTTCGCGTCTTGTCAGTGGAAAACTGAGGCCATCGCTAGAAATGGCTCATCAGATTGAGATTGCGACGCGCGGAGCCGTCAAGACCGAGGCATGGCTGGCATGATCCGCACGGAAGTGATTGGCAATGCGACGCTGTATCTTGGCAACTGTCTGGATATTCTGCAGACGATTCAGGGCGTTGACCATATCATCAGCGACCCGCCTTATGAGGACGAGCTGCACGCCGCGATTGGCCGCATCCGGCGAAACGATGGGCAGGCCATGATCGAAGATATTGGCTTCGCGGGCATCAACGCCGTGCGATCGGACATCGCAAAACTCTGTGTAGAGACGTCGAATGGTTGGGTTATCCTGTTTACTCTAGCCGAGGGTGTGCGAGCATGGCGTGACGATCTGCAGGCAGCGGGCGCGAAATACGATACCTGCCTTGCTTGGGTGAAGCCAGACTCTGCCCCGCGTTTCAACGGCCAAGGCGCTGCGCGCGGTTTTGAGTGCGCCGTTACCGCATGGTGTGCGCCGGGATATCGCTCATGGAACGGGGGGGGACGTCGTGGGGTCTTCACGCACAACGTCAACGGCGATCGGCCCGGCGGCCATCCTACGGAAAAGCCCGTGCGATTAATGCGCGAACTTGTCGCTCTCTACAGCAATCCGGATCAGATGATCTGCGATGCTTTCATGGGAAGTGGGACGACAGGGGTGGCCGCAATGCTTGAGGGACGTCGTTTCATTGGCATAGAGCAGTGCGAAAAATGGTTCTCAGTCGCCTGCAAGCGCATCGAAGATGCACAACGCCAAGGAGTTTTGTTCGGATGAGCCGCATCGAGACCATCGGTCTTGCAACCCTGCATTTAGCCGATTGCCGCGATGTGGTTGACATAGCAGGGGGGGGGGCTTGGTATGTGGGCCGTAGTCTCTGATCCGCCATTTGGAATGGCATTCCGTTCAAACTATCGAATCGAAAAGCACGCTGCCATCGCAAACGACAAGGATGATGAGTTATTGCTTTGGGCATGCGGTCTAAGGCCTTCTCATTCCTCTTATCTATTCTGTAGATGGGATAATCTTACTGCCGTGCCGAAGCCAAAATCTTTGGTGACTTGGGTCAAGGACAATCACTCAATGGGCGATCTTGAACATGAGCATGGGCGTCAAACCGAGAGCATCCTATTCTATCCCGGCCCGCAGCACGATTTTCCCAGAGCGCGTCCGGCCGATGTCATTCGGGCACCACGAACCGGTAATGAGCATCATCCGACCGAGAAGCCCGTGCAACTGATGCGTGCTATCATTGAATGGACGCGCGGCACCATAGTAGATCCCTTTATGGGATCCGCCGCAACGATCATCGCAGCTAACGAACTTGGCCGTCCGTCCATCGGCGTTGAGTTGGATGAGGGCTATTTCGACATCGCTTGCCGGAGAATCGAGGCCGCACTGCGACAAGGAAGGCTGTTCGCATGAAAGGCTCAACCCAACTCCGCCAATTCCTAACTCTGATCCGAACCGGCACCCCAACCGAACATGCCGCCCAGCAATCCGACATCGGAATAGGCGAAGCGCTTCTGCACGCACAAGCCGATCGCGACGGCGAATATGCTGATATTTCAACCATGGAGAAAATAATGTCGGACGATAATGTATTTGCCGAATTAGCTGTGGGCCTATCGGAGGACCATAAGGCCGAGAAGAAAAAGCGTGGCCGTCCGCCCAAGGCAGATAACACGCCGGGACCGGATCCTGTCGGCGAGGAAGCCGATATGACCGATGAGAGCACCATCTCTGATTCGCAGGAAACCGCCGTTTCCGACCCTGTTGAGGCATCTGCCGACACCGCTTCTGATGACCTTTCCGACCGCACGCACCGTGGCCATGAGGCGAACCTCGACCACCTCTCTGACATCGCCGACGCCTATATCGCAGACCAGTCCGCACTGCTTGGCAGCTTCCGTGACGTAGTCTTGGAATTGTTTCGGAATCGTCGCTCACCATGGGTCGCGATGCCGCCGGCCGAACAGCGCGATATCGTCACCGCAATCGACTATGCAGGCCGGAAGATCATCCAGGAAATGGTAATCGCGGTCGCGGCGAAGAACCGCCCCTCCATCCCGGCGCATTTCAAGAAGCTCGGTTCGGACGGAGCAAAGATGACGCTGACGATGGAGGTCAATGTCGCCACCACGTCACGCGAGGACGAAAACGCGCTGCACGACAGCCTGCGGCAGGACGTGATCATCGTCCCAGCCGACTGGAGCGCCTATGATCGCGTGAAGCGCGAGGCCGTGGAGGCGGAGGAACCGGAGCTTGCCTTTGCCGATGCCGAGGAAACCGCCGTCGAGAAACGCAAGCGCGAATACGGCATCGCCGACACGGACCCGAATCCCGATCATCCCGGTGACGATACCGATCTGGCGGGTGACGGTGCATCCGATGCAGGTTTCGGCGGCGTCGAGGAAGATGATGAGATCGTGGAGGACGAACCTGCCGCCACGCACGTCGTCTATGATCCGGTTGAGCAGGTATGGCTGACGGCGGAGACCGATGCGTGGACCGATGACAAGAATGTCGCCGGCCGCTGGGATGAGGGGCGTGCCGTGGAACTGGCGATCGAGCATGAGGCCACGGCCGAAATCACCTGATTTGTTCGCTCATTCGTGCGATGGATGGGCGCCATAATCAGGAGGGGCAAAATGGCATGGTCTGTCGGCGATCTAGCTGAATGTATCAATGACCAATGGGGCAATTATCCACGCGGACTGAACGAACGACCACCCGTGCTGGGCGAGATTCGGCGTGTAACATCGATTCGTTTTTATCGCCCAAGATTTAAGCAAAAATCCTATTTGGTTTTTGCCTGTCCTCTGCAAAGCTATTTCGCCGGCAATTTCAGAAAGATCCTTCACATTCACGAACCCGCAGAAGCATCCTTCGAAGCTCTGATCAGACGCACCATAAAGGCACCGATAACAGCATGAGATCCTATTGTTTGAACATTCAGGCGTGCAAGGCAGCTAAGCCCACCTCTCATTGCCGATCCTGTTCCGCCATTCGATTGCGCACAGATCCGGCGATCGATGCCCGGCGGCGTAGCGCGCAGCAAACCTATTTGGCACAACCCGAAACCAAAGCAAAATTAGCGGCGCAAATGCGTGTCTCGCACGCCATTGCGATGCAGAACCCAGATTTCAAAGCATGGCAGCGTGAGAATGGCCGGCGGTTGCAGCGCGATATCCTGTCCAGTCCTGAAATCCGTGCCACTATGGTGACACCCAGTGCCAAGGCCAAGCGCGGAGCTGCGGTTACGGAAACTCGACTGGGCTGGTGTCCGGTCGATCAACGGCAACATTATCGCGATTTGATACGGCGCAAGGGGCTGTCGGCGGCCGAGGCGCGCGCCATCATCGAGGCGAGCATTCGACCCGAGCCCAATCCTGTTGAGCAAGCCCGCGAAGCGATTGCCGAGATCATGCGCAAGCAGATTGAACGGCAACGGCGCGACAAGATGCAGGCGTACTAATGACCAAGATTATATTCTCGATCCCCGGCCGCCCAACGGCGTGGATGCGCGCAGGCTCAAGTGGCGAAAGACGTTTCACGCCCAAAAAGATGAAGGTGGCCAAACAGGCGATATCGACCGAGTGCAGGCGCGCGATGGGAACGCAGGGGCCTATCACGGGACCGGTGCGAATCCAGATGATGGCGATCTATGCCATTCCCGCATCTTGGTCGCCGGCCTTGAAAGAAGCCGCCCAACGCGGTGAGATTTTCCACGTCTCACGTCCTGATTTGGACAATCTCGAAAAGAATTTGCTGGATGCGCTGAACGGGATTGCATTCATGGATGATTGCCAGGTCGCTGAGTTGATGTGCCGAAAGCGTTATGGCCATCCCGAGCGCACCGATGTCACGATCTGGCATATCGAACAGCTCGATGTTCCCGCCACGCCGGGCCAGCGCCGCTTGGAAGCCCGTATTGCCGATGACAAGTTGACGGCCGCCAAACCGCGCCGCAAACCATCTGCCAAGCCCCTGACGCGTCTAGAAGAGGCGGTCTCGCGGGCGCTGGCGAAGGACGGGGCATGATCAGCAAATGGACCGAGGACGACGATCGCGTTCTGGCCGGCGCATATCGGCGCGGTATGACGACACGCCAGATGCAAATCCATCTCTTTGGCGAAATCAGTCTGGCCGCCCTTCACGGACGCATCGCCGCACTGAGGCGCAAGGGCGTGATCCTTCAGCCTAGGGTGCCGCAGGTCATCGCCGATCCGATCGAGCATCGCGACAATGAAACCACGGGTATTGCGTGCGATGCCAGCTATGAGCTGCGGGGCGCGTTGATCCGCTATGGGATTCGCCATGGGGTGGATCTGGGGATGGGGAGGGTGGCGTTTTTTGCGGCGGCGCGGGAGCATGGGCTTATTAATGATGTGGATAAATTATTAAAGCGTGTGGATGCCCACTTGCCATTGATCTGAAATAATGGAATGAAAAGACGGGCGGTCGAAGCGGTGCGAACGCGACGAGCCGCCCTGATCAAAAGCCTAGGAGATTAGGCGATGACTGAGATTGATTTAGCTTGCCCATGTTGCGGTTACAAGCCAGAACCAAAGCCTTCTGGCCCTACGCTTGATGATGCCCAAAAGCTCGTTGAGCAAGTGGCGCGCCGACATCAAATTCCGCTACGCGAGTTATTGAGCAACGATCGTTCGCGCCGCCTCGTGTTGCCGCGCTGGCAGGCTTATTCTGAACTGCGCCGGATCGGTTTCAATTATACCAAAATCGGCGAAATTATGAACCGTGACCGCACAACCGTTATGCACGGCGTGCTGAAGATGGCGGAGTCAGATGATCGAAATGATTAACAAGATCAAACCACTTCCGACAGAATATAGAGGTGTAAAATATCGATCTCGTACAGAGGCGAGATGGGCCGTTTTTCTTGACGAATGCCAGGTATCTTTCACCTACGAACCAGAGGGTTTCGATCTTGGTGGAGAATGGTATCTTCCTGATTTTTGGATACCTTCGGCAAATGTTTGGCTAGAAGTAAAAGGCATAAAGCCTAATATTCGAGAAGAAAAACTGGCATGTCGCCTATCTCTTGCTACGGGGTGTCCAGTTCTGATAGCAATTGGCGCTCCATCGACAAATGAAGAATTTAACATTTTAGCCTATCATCACGGCAGATATATCATTGATGTCGGATTTACCGGATGTGGCTGTAATAATGTTTTCATTACAAGTCATTGCCAGAATTTTTCAATAGTTATTAGGGGCTCCATAGGCGAATATGGTGGAGTGCCTTATCCAATAGTAGACCAAGCGCGCATTGCCGCCAATAAGAGATTTGGCGTCCATGAATAGGCCGCCGCCTCTCACTCCGCCAGAATCTGACCTAACAGATTTCAAATCCATGCCGCTTGAAGTTGTGCGTTTTGCAGGCTCTGACCTGGTCGCATTTGAGGAACCCGCAGCAGTCATCGCGGCTCTGCTTTTGTGGGGTGCGAGCTGGCACGAAAGGCCGGCTGGTAGCCTCTCAAATGATGAAAGGGCCCTTGCCCGTAAGGCAGGTTATGGACGCGCACCGCGTGAGTGGGAGATTATTCGGGAGGGTGCTTTGCGTGGCTGGGTGGAGTGCAGCGATGGTCGTTTATATCATCCCGTCGTGGCCGAAAAGGTTCGTGACAGTTGGTTGTCAAAGCTTAAACAGCGCCACCGGACCTACTGCTCAGCTATTCGTCAGCACAATTCTCGTCACCCCGATGAGCAAAAAGAGGCACCTTCGTTCGAAGATTGGCTGGAATCGGGACAGCCTACCGCTGTAAAGCGCGGAAATCCGCCAATGCAACAGGAAAATCTGCCTCTTGAGCATGATTTGTCACGCGCAACAAACCTTGGTGTCACGCGCAACAACGGAGAATGTCACGCGCAACAAGTGCCTTTGTCACGCGCCGAAACCCCTCCAAGAGAAGAGAAGGGAAAGGAAGAGAAGGGAAGGGATATATTAGATACTGGAAGGCCCCCGTTAACAAAACGCGGTCGGCGGCTGCCGGATGGCTGGAGGCCCGAGACCCTGAAGCGCGATACCGTGTCGGGCGAGATCGCAGATGCACGTGGCCAAGATTGGATGCGCCGCGCCTTCGAGACATTCGAAAATCACTGGCGCAATGCAACCGGCAAGGGTGCGGCGAAACTTGATTGGCAAGCGGCATGGGCAAATTGGGTAATCGAACAGGATCGGAGAGACGGACGTGGATCAAACGGGCATTATAACCACCAAACCCTTCGGGGCACACGCCCTGACCCAAGCCTCGACCTCCTCCGAGCAGCCGAACGCGAAATCGCAGATCGATCCCGAAACGAAGAAAATCATCGCGAAACTTGGCTTACGCTACCGCCCAGCGGCAGCGGCTGATCTGGAGGCCCATGCCCATTTGATCGGACTTCTGACCACGGACGTCGCACACCTTTCGCCAAGCGTACTGGACCAGGCCACGCGCCAGTGGGTCAGCGCCAAGGCCTTCATGCCAAAGGCGAGCGAACTGCTTGCATTGGCCAGCGAAATTATGAAACGACGGATCAACGAGGATCGCGAACATCGTCCCGGCGAAACCAGCTGGAGCCGCGCCAATCGCTTGCTCGAAGCCGAAGGTCGGAGCGTTCGATGGATTGGTGGAAACCTCATCGAGCCCTCGAAACCGATGAATTCCGCACCGCTATCGATCGCTGAAATCGAAGCGCTGCGGGACGGAACCGAACTTCAGCGAGGTGTTTTCGATATGGGTGTTTCGAAAGGCTGGCTGGTCCAGATGAACGATGGCCGATATTGCGAACCCGATGTCTTGGATCTGCCTGATTTTTAATAGAACCGCCAAGGAGACACCGCATGAAACCAATAAACCTCTTCCTAGCCCTGATGCTGATAGCATTCCTAGTCCTGTGTGGCCCGGTCGCATGGCTAATCATCCTCATCGTCTCCCCATTCCTGATCGCAATATTGGCGGCATTCGCAATTCTGGGATGGAGCATCAGAACATTATTCGAAGTGGCCGCTGAATTAGAAAACTGGACATTCGAACGCATCGAGACATGGGAGAAACGTCATGGTCGCTAGTCTTGTCATCGCAGCCGTAGCGATATTGGCTGCTCTTCCCTTCGTGATCATGGGCTCCGCGCTGCGGCTGCTCCGGGATCGGCCCGAGGACGATTACGAGCCCTATGATTGAGCCCGCTTGACATCGCCGTGCGTTGTGGCATTTAGCCAACCTGATCGGACGGACGATGCTCAAGGGAATCGAAAACCTGCTATGCCGTTTGCTGGATGGCCATCACCGAGCCCTCATCGAAAGGATTGAACTCATGTCCGCCGCTCTCGATCGCCTCACCGCTTCTGTGACCACGCTCTCGACTTCCGTCGATGCCGCTGTGGCGAAGATCACCGCACTGCCCGGCAGCGACGACACCGCCGTGAATGCGCTTGCCGATACCGTCGATGGCCTGACCGCCAAGCTCGATGCCGCCGAACCGGCTGCGCCTGCCGCCTGATATTCCCAGCGAAACCGTTCGTGTCGATCCGGAAATCCGCGCAAGGACCAAGGGGGCGACGGGAGTAGGCGAGAAGGGAATGGGCGCGGTTTCCCCTTCTGATCGTGAACATTGACCGCCCAACTGGCCTCGGGAGAAATCTCGGGGCCGGTTGCGTTTCTGGGTGCGTTGACGCTTCGAGGGCTTAGGGGCTATGTGGGAGGATGCTATGGGGCCTTCTCTTGTCCATCCGTTTGGCGAGCCATCGCGCGCGGAGTGGAAATAGCATTCAGCGGAGGGCCTTCCCATGCTTGGCATGATCTTGATTATCCTCCTGGTCGTTATGCTTTTGGGCGCACTTCCGACTTGGCCGCATAGCGCGGGATGGGGTCCATATCCGTCCAGCGGGCTAGGTCTGATCATCGTGGTCCTGGTTGTGCTGTTGCTGCTCGGGCGCATTTAGTGTGGGCGTGGGGGCAAGCGCGTGTCTGATGAGCCAGCTAAGATTGGCCGCCCCACGCTTTACAGCGAAGCCTTGGCGCATGAAATCTGCGAACGCATCTCGGCCGGCGAGACCCTGATGGAGGTGGTCCGTCACGACATCGACGGCAATGTGCGCGAACGGGGAAGCTTCCCTGCCGTCGCCTCGATCTACAATTGGGCGGATTCGACGCGCCCGCAATTCATTCCGGAGTTCCTAGAACCCTTCGCGCTCGCCAAGCTTCGGCAACAACAATACTGGATCGAGGAAACGGTCACGATTGCGCGCAATGTCGAGATGGGGACGGAAGAGACAGCCGAGGACATCATTGCGGAAGGGGCCAAGATCGGGGTCAAGATCCGGACGGTTCGCAAGGACATGCTGGGCCACCGGGCGCTCAAGATCGAGACCTATCTCAAGGCGGCGGCCAAGATGAACCCGCAACTCTGGGCTGATCGCCTGCAACAGCCGATTCCCGATCATCAGGATCCCAACAAGGTCGCGCCCCGGCTCGTCATCGAGGGTGGGTTGCCCGACAACGACCCGCCGCCACCGGCCCACGACGCACAGGAGCCTTGACGCATGGCCACGCCATCCAATCCAGGCTGGCCTACCGGCTATGTGCCTAGCGCGGCCGAATGGTCCGCGACCTTCAGCGGCAAGGCCGATTACCCCGTCCCGATCGCGCAAGGGGGCAATAGCTCCACGACCGCCTACGGGGCCAACTATAACATCCAGCAACGGGCGCTGGTGGCCGTCAGCACGTCGCTGCAGATGTTGACTAGCTATGGCGTCCAGACGTCTGTTGGTGCCTTCTCGCTCTTCCTGCCGCCCCTGAGCGGTCTCACGCCCGGGGACTGGATCGAGATTTACGATGTGGATTTCAATGCTGAGACCAATCCGGTGACCGTGACGGCGAACGGGACGGACCAGATTGCCCTGTATGATGGCAGTGCCGGTTCCCAGACGCTGGATGTGGCGGGCGTACGGGTGCTGCTGGTGGTCAATGCTACTTCCTGGAGGATGATCGTCTGATGCGTGTTCCGTTCATCCTCGCAGGGGCATTGCTAGTAGCTCGCGCGGCCCCTGCGTTCGCCCAGACGCCGCCGCCCATCACGCCACCCGCCACAGGGGCTGAGAAGGTCACCTGCATTCAGGGCGGCGTGCCCCGCACCTGCACGACTGGGCAGATCGCCGATCTTGGCGCATCCGCACTGCTCACTACCCCCAATATCTGGACGGCGGCTCAGACATTTACCAATTCGACGATCGGCGGCAATGTTTCTTTTGGCGGCGGCGGCGTTCTCCAGCTTGGCGGTGCCGGGCCACGCGATGGTGGCAATGGTTCATATCTTGCCCAAGATGGACATCCGAACTGGACGGCGATTCAATCAACCAAGCCTTTCAATCCGACCGAGTTCAATATCTATGCCAATGGCACAGGCGGAGAAGCTGTCTCAACCGGAACAACTACCGTCACACGATCAACTGGCGCCGCATGGGTCGCTCAGATGGTGGGTCATTTCTTCTGGTTCGATGGCATCGCTTACACGGTTTCAACTTTCAATAATGCCAACAGCCTAACTCTGAGCGCTGCGCCGCCTGCTGGAACTAAGATCTGGAGTTATTCCCTTACCACAGGCTCCGGCACGGCCTCGATCACCGGCACGACGCTTAGTCGTCTTCATGGTGATCCCTTCATATCGCAGGCATTCGGTGCTGGATTCCAGCTACTCCTCAATGGCGTGCCCATCGGCGTTACCTATATCAATCCTGATACCTACACGCTCGCAAGTGCTCCGGGCGATACCAGTTCGGCAGCTTATTCCTATTCGACCAATATTAATAACCAGATCACGACGCTTCGCATCCAGTTAACGACCGGACAAGATGAAGAAAATCTCAGCGCATACTCAACTCCATTCGGCTATCGGATTGGGGCTCAACAATCGGGTATCGGGCGCCTCAAATCACTCTATCTCTCATCGGAATATCAGGACGTCATGGAACTTGCCGCTTATGGTAAGTTTGTGTCGCTCGGGGGTCCGCAGACACTGGAAGCCATGCGTGTTGGTTGGGTCGCTAGCGCGGTCAATCGCTTCGATGTCACTGGCGGCACAGTGGGTTCGGCACCGCAGATTGCGGCGGGAGGCACTGATACCAACATCGACATGGCCCTGACCCCAAAAGGCACAGGTGGCGTCACGATCAAGAATGGCGGTCTGGATTTGCCGATGGTGAGCGGGGCCAGCGTCGCTAATCCCGCGTCCGGTTATAAGCGGTTCTATGTCGATAGTACGACAGGGTTGGCCGTTTACAAAAGTTCTACCGGCGCGATCGTTGGTTCTTATAATTGCCATAATCTCTTGGATTTCGGCGGAGACAGAACAGGTGCGGTAGACAACAGTTCTGCTGTGGCGCTGGTGGCTTCGATTTTTGGCGCCAAGAATATCTGTCTTTACATGCCAGCGGGAACCTATCTGTTCAATACTGCGATTTCTCTACAGGCCGGAACATCCTCCGATGTCGCTGCGAGCCTGATGGTCGTGGGCGATGGCGCTGATCTTACACGCGTCAAGATGGCGTCGGCGATCAATGGGCTCAATATCTTTCTCAATGACTGCACCCAAAGTTTCCACCTAAGGGATTTCTCGATCCTGGCTGGGAACAAAAGCACCACGACGGTTGGAATCAATGTCGCGCAATCCGGCACTTGTGGATCTAATCCGGCGCAGAATGACATTAGCGGTGTGACGGTGCGTGGCAACGACGGCTACAATTCCGCCTTTCGTTTCGGAATAGGCATCAGCATCTTCGGAGCCTCGAATGTCAATTTTCAGAATGTTGCCGTAATCGGCAGCACTGATGGTGCCGCTTATGGCAGTGCGGGAACATGTCTGCAGATAGCGGGCTCATCGATTCTGTTGCCAGTGCAGTTCAATCTTGTTGCCAGCCAGTTCAATGACTGTGGCATCGGTATATTGTATGGGACTTATGCGCAGGGGATCCAAATCTCCGCATCAAATTTTGTCGGAAACGGCACGGCAATATCCCAACCATCGGCCAATGTCGGCAATGATCAGCTCGCCATCAGTGCAAGTCAATTCAACAGCGGCACGCGAAATATCTTTCTTCAGGCACCTATCGACGGCGTGACGCTCGCTGGAAATACCTTCTATACCTCAGGCACTGCCACTGCATCGGTCGATATCCCAGGCGTTCAATACGCGATTATGGGTAACGCCTTCATTCAATTCTCAGGCACGCCGTCAACGGGCATATCGATCGGCACCTACAGTCTGGATGCGGGCACCATCACCGGCAACACCTTCAGCGGATTCAATACGGCGGTCTTTCTGCAATCTGGATCTCAACTCGCCAATGTACAGAGCAACGCCTACGTCAACACAGCCACGAATGTGAATAACAGCGGAACAAGCAATACCGTGGGAGGAGGCACGCCATGATCTTCCTCCGCTTCGCTCGCATCTTCCGAGACTGCGCACCCAAAGGAAATGTGGCATGATGCCTGAGGCTTTTACGGGTGGTTCTGAGGGGGATTTACGATTCCAGTTCGAGATCATTAAGCAGCTCGCCCAAAGCATTCAGTCGCTTACCGAAACCGTCCGAGGGGTCCAGCAGACCCAGATCACGATGCTGGAGCGCCTCGCCCGCATCGAGAGCAACCGCGTCAACGAGGATGTGGCGCGGCTGCAACTCATTATGGAAAGCCAGGACAAACGCATCGACATACTGGAGCAGGACAAGGATCGGCGCGATGGTGGTTCGAGGATGCGCCGGGCCGTCATCACGTGGTGGCCGGCGATCGGAGTGTTGATGACGGTCCTGTATCTGCTCGCACGCGCCAGTGGGCTCATCCATCTACCGCAGGACAATCCCACGGTGATCATGGCACCACCGGCCCAGCAGGGCGCTCCGGATCGCGCGAGCAAGCATGGCTGAGGGCGTGCGGCCGGTTGCGGCCGGCTTGGATATGGAGATGGCCTTCGACACGCTTGCGGACGCGGTGCGGTGGCTGCGGGGCAATGGGTTTCCGCTGGCGACTGAGGGCGACGTGAGGTGGGCTTGCTGGAATGGTGGTCTGATCTGTGGGTTTCGGTGGGGTTATGAGTGAGGTCCGGGTCAAGCTGCCGACTTTGCATCCGGGACAGGTACGGGCCTTTTGGGCTACGGAGCCATCTGAGCGGCAACTAGCTCTCAACTCAGCCTTTGCGCAGAATGCGGGTGGCCGCCTAAAGGCCATTAGGTGCGGTCGACGGTGGGGGAAAACGGCCTATGGTCAAACATGGATCGGAGATGGTGCCCTAAAGGGGTTTCCTTGTGGCATCTTTGCCCCCGATTACAAGAGAATGATAGAGGTGTATCAAGAGCTTAGCGTTACTTTGGCGCCAGTTATTCCAACAAGAGGCGGTGCCAATAAGACGGATGGTGTGATCCGGCTCAACACGGGTGGCCGTATTGATTTCTGGACGCTCGAAGACGAGCATGCTGGCCGATCGCGGAAATATAAGCGCGTTCTGCTGGATGAGGTGGCCTTCACCAAGCCCAACATGATGGATATCTGGGATAAGGCCATTTATCCGACGCTGCTGGATCTGCGCGGAAGCTGTGTCGCGGCTAGCAATACAAATGGTATAGATCCGGATAATTTCCTTTGGCAGGTTTGCAACCAGCCGGAACATAAATTCATCGAGGTCCATGAGCCAAGCTGGAATAATCCGCTCGTGCCTGGACGCTATTCCGAGCGGACCAATCAGCAGCATGAATTGGATCGCCAGCTATATTTCGATGACCTAAGAAAAAAGACGCCTCCCCTTGTATACGCACAAGAATATGGTGCAGATTTCATTGACTGGAGTGGTGTTGCCTTTTTTGCCATAGATAAATGGCTGGATGATAACAATAAGCCCGTTCCATATCCCGATAAATGCGACCGTGTATTCGCGGTAATTGATAGCGCAGTGAAGACAGGTACTGCAAATGACGGCACAGCGGTAATTTACTTCGCGAGAAATCAGTTCTTTGGAACTCCTTTAGTTATTCTAGATTGGGAAATTATCCAGATAGAGTCAGACCTTCTCAATACGTGGGTGCCTGGCGTTGTATATCCGCGACTTGAGGAATTGTCCCGCATGTGTGGCGCGCGCGAGGGATCGGTTGGAATTTTCGTGGAGGACCGCGCCAGCGGCCAAACATTAATTCAGCATGGCAAAAGGCACGAGTGGCAAATGCATGCCATTGATGCGGCATTTACGGCAATTGGAAAAGACGAAAGGGCTATTGCCGTATCAAGCCATCATTTCCAGGGTAAGATAAAGATAAGCCAATACGCATTTGATAAGACGATGATCTACAAGGGAACATCACGAAACCATCTTATTGGACAGGTGACCGGCTATCGAATTGGCGACAAGGACGCTGCACGACGGGCAGACGACCTTTTGGACGGATTTGTCTATGGAGCCGCCTTGGCCCTTGGAGGGTCACACGGTTTCTAGTATGGAATCGCTGCGCTAGCGGTCTAACTCCCAAACCCTTGACATTCAGCCGATCAGGAATACTCTCTCTGAGTCTAACGACATGGTCTTCCTCAGCCCGACCGGTTAGGGGAAAGGTCCGAATCCAGAAGCCGTCGAGGGGGTCGCATCCCTTGGCGGTTTCGTCGTATGGCCGAAAGGAAATTAGCCGTAGGGCTAGCGCAAAAGAATTTCTTCGATCTCTTTGACCCTTCACCTAGCCCCTACCCCATCCCCCCCGCATCTAGTAAGGTGCCTCCCAAACAGGCGGGACGCACATGGCACAGAATACTATCAATGGCTTCGAGTACCTGGGAACCGCGCTCCAGACACTCCTGATGGCGGATAGCATCCAACCCGGCGCGCAGCCCGGCTATGAACTTTGCCGCGAAATTTATCTGAATCATCCGCATGGGGCAAAGTTGACGGACTTCCCCATTTCCATGGCGCAGCATAAGCCGCGCAAGATCACAATCCCGAAGGCGCCGGACGATGGGGAGATGCTGGTCGAGGCGTTCCTGACCGAGTGGAAGAACGTCCACGCGGACCTCAATATCTTCAATACCGGCAGACTGGCGCGGGTCTATGGCGTCTCGACCCTTGGTGCGGTCGTGAAGGATGATAACTCAGCAATCGAATTGGATTTCAAAAAGCTCGACAAGGCAACGGTTTCCTTCAATGTCTGGGATCCACTTAACACCGCTGGCTCGCTGGTCCTTAGCCAGGATCCAAATGCGCTGGACTACCAGAAGCCGACGGGTGTGAGTGTGAACGGACAGTCCTATCATCGCTCGCGCGTCTGTGTGCTGATGAACGAAGCGCCGATCTACATCGCGTACCAGAGTTCGGGATTCGGTTTTGTGGGCCGTTCGGTCTATCAGCGCGGCCTCATGCCGTTGAAATCCTTCGTCATGACGATGGCGACTGATATGATGATCGCGCTCAAGGCCGGGGTTCTGGTGGCCAAGATGCAGATGCAGTCGTCCGCCGTCGATGGCATCATGTCGCGAATGCTAGGCAAGAAACGCGAGATCGTCAAAGAGGCTCAGGTCGGCAATGTCATCAACATCGGGGTGGATGAGGACATAGAGAGCCTCAACATGCAGAACCTCGAAGGCCCCTACGAGCTAGCGCGCAAGAACATCATCGAGAACGAGGCTGCAGCCTGCGGCACCCCGGCCAAGATCGTGCTGGCGGAAACCTATGCGGAAGGCTTTGGCGAAGGAACCGAAGATGCCAAAGCGGTCGCGCAATTCATCGAATCCATCCGCTCCTGGCTTGATCCTCTCTACACCTTTATGGACCAGATCGTACAATACAGGGCCTGGAATGAAGACTTTTACGCCACGGTCCAGAGCCGATACCCGGATGAGTATGTGGGCGTCTCCTACGCTGCCGCCTTCAACGAATGGCGTAACAGTTTCACTGCGACATGGCCCAATCTCCTTGATGAGCCTGACAGTGAGAAGGCTAAGGCAGAGGATGTTGTTCTCAAGGCCATCATTGCTGTCGTGGAGGTTTTGCTTCCCGCACTTCCGCCTAGCGAGAAGGCCAAGGTAATTGATTGGATGTGCCTGTGTATCAATGAGAAAAAGCGGCTTTTCACGTCTCCTCTCCTATTGGACGTTGACGAGATAGAAAATTACGAACCGCCAGTTCCATTGCAGGCCCCTTCTGAACCAAAACCAGAAAGCGCTAGTGACTCTGCTCCAAAGAGATTCAAAGTGACAAAAGAAATCCTAGATGGCGTTGATGATGAAGTTCGCAGAAAGGCCATGGATGGGCTCAGGCTCGTCCGTGGGCAGGCCGTGGGCGACGGTGGGGCCATCTAGGTGGCGGAACCCTCCTTTCTCGGTATGCAGTCTGATCTCTCGCGGATGCAGAACGCGCTCAGCCTCCATTGCTCGACCTATCGGGGGTTCTTGGTCGCCGCGCAGGCCTATGAGTGGGAGCATGTGGCGCATCAGTATCTGGCCGTGGTGACGAGCTTGGAGGCCGGCATGGATGCGTTCGTGAGCGCCTGCCGGACGCAACAGGCGTTGGAGCGGGCCGGTGGCTGATTTTGAAGGAGAAGTGCTATGACCCATCCTATGGCGGACACCATATCGAAAGCGAAGAATATCGAAGACTTGATCGAGCGGATATCAGTCTCGCCAGATGCGGCCGCACATGATGTTATCGATGCTCTTCGCGAGGTAATTGAAGAGAGATATAACTATCCTCGCAAACTCGAAGAAATTTACCTTGACTACCAAAAGGCGGAATCGGAACGGCAACTTGCTGTTAATGAGGTCGGAACTCTCAAGTCCCTCGTTGCAGAATTGGCTGATGATCTGGAAAGTGAAATTGCCGAAAGACATGGATTGGTTCGCTCCCCTGCTGCATTCGCCCGAAAGATTGAGCGTGAAATGGGAACTGTTTTGCGGGCTCGGGACATTGCTGGAATAATGATAGAATCTAGCGAATGAGACATTATGCCCAACCCTGATGGCTCGCTGACCTATTATGAAACCGTCACTGCGGCGGTGAATGACATAGCCGCGCATGGCTATGATGATCAGGCCCGCGTTGATTATTGGTCCGAACAACTCCGCCGAGCCGCCGAGCGCTCGATGCGATCACAAGCCGAGATCGATGCCGCAGTGCGCGATGCCCTGGCGAGCATCTTCCGCCGCCAGGTGGATCAGGCCGGCGTCCTCAGACATGTGCCGGGGGTTAGCGCCTATACGATGCAGCGGATGCGGCCGGAGCTTCATGCGGAGTTGGGGCGGCGGATTGCTGCATCGATCGATTTGATCACGCTCCACCGCGAGGAATCGATCCGCAAGACTGAACAGCGGTTCAAGGGATGGGCCACATCGGTCCCTGCGGGCGGCAGCGAAACCGTCGATCGGGTGGCGGAGAAGACGCAGATCCGGAAGGCACTGGCCTCCCAACCATTCGAGGCCCGGAGGGTAATTATCGATCAATCGGCCAAATTATTCGAATCGATCAATACTACCGTGGCCACGAATGGCGGCGCGATCGGGGCAACTTGGCAGTCGCATAAATTCCAAGCTGGCTATAATGGGCGGCCTGATCACAACGCGCTCGATGGTAAATTCTTCATTCTGAAGGCGAGCTGGGCTCATGAAGCCGGACTGGTGAAACCGGGTCCAGCGGGATATACGGAAGACGTGGTTCAGCCGAGCGTTCTCCCCTTCTGTAAATGCCATTGGGTCTGGAAGATGAGCTTGAGATCGATCCCGCCCGAATGCCTGACAGAGAAGGGCCGCGAGGCGCTGGCCGAGGCGAAGCGAAAGGTGATGGCAAATGCCTAAGCACATGATCGAAATCCGTGGCGCCATTCCCACTGCCTCTCCTGGTGTTACGGATACGCGCGAGGGTGGATTTCGCAGCCAGCTTATATGCAACCCGATCTTCGATAATGGTGTACTGATAGCCATCGAATTTGAGGCGGCTGCATATCATTTTGAGCGGCTAGTATCTCCCGAGCGCGATAATGCCGTGCTGATCAAAATCACTTCCAAACTGATTGGCGAGGTCGAACATGCCGCTTGAAGGCCATGTCAAATCAGGCCGATCTCTCCATGAAGTGATGACCTCTCTTTATCTCGCAGAAATCAACTGCGGATGCTCATCTTTCTGGGACAGTGGTTTTCACGTTTGGCTTGGCGATGAAATAAATGGCATTTTGGCGGAAACGTGTTTTTGGCCTGCATCCCAATATAATATGGACACGCCAAGTTTTGCCGATGCTGGTGACTGGTTGAGTGAGCATGCCAGCCTGCACTTTCCAAAATGGGAGACTGTCGATGCCACTTGAGAAAGCCCCAGTCGGATCGGCCGGCTTTTCACGCAACGTCGCGACCGAAGTGAATGCCGGCAAAGATCCGAAGCAAGCGGCCGCCATCGCATACGCCAAAGCCCGAGGCGATGCCGAACTCTTCGCCACAGGGCCGTCCCCCATCAACCAGATGGAGCATCCGCTAGAGCGGATATTTCGTGCCGCTGATGCTTTCTATGCGCGGTCTGATGCGGTTGCGACGGGGAATTGGGATGAGGTGGATTAATTAGCGGCCGGCCACGTTCAGAATATCTGCGCATGCTTTCCTGATCGCGAAATATTCAGCCGATCCAAGCGGCGCACCTTTCGCGAAGATGACATCTTCAATCGTTCGCAACGCCACGACGGCTTTTTCCAAGTCTGATGGCTCGCCACGCAGCAGGGCTTTCCGCCAACCCTTTTGAGCTGGCCATGCCACGCCCCATGCTTCGAGCTGCTTGCGGGTATATCCGCCAGCAGGAGTTTTGCCGGCTTCGATTTCTTCCTTGGTCACGATCAGGTCTCCATCTCAAAAGAACATTCCTCGGGTTCCGCTCTAGGTGGCCGCTGCTACGGGGCTAGTTCCCGTATCGACCAGAGGGGATCACACCTACCGATTACCGAACGCTCTTTGTGCTGCGGTGCGATTACATCTCGCCGGGATGGGTGGCCCTCCCTGTCTGCCGGGAGCCGCGTTATTGGATTTACGCCATTTGTAGAGCCGCAGTTATCCTTAGCCTATCGGGGCATCGGGAGCCGGAACCGATCCCGTTCATCACGGGGCAAAGTTGCCGAGCGTTTTCCGGCCTTTTAACGAGAATGCCCATCTCGTTGTGGCTCTCGCGATTTGCCGGAATTAACTCGGCGTCCCACGTCGGCCGATCCATTCTTTCCGGTGATGTCGCGGTTGAGATAGGAATCAAAAACCGGGCTTGAGTTTCCCGGAATGAAGGCCTAATACGGCCTGGCACACATACCGGGGCCGTGGAGACATCACCTCTGCGGCCCCATTTGTTTAGCCCAGTCTCAACTCGCCGGCAAGACCCGGTGCATGGCGACCAAACGAACCACCCAGACAGCGCAAAAGACAGCCACGCGGATCAGAACCGATGCCGCAACCGCAATCACGCCAATCGCACACAAGATGCAGTATCCGATGAACAGGGCGAGCGCACACAGCCATAGACCGGTCTGCCGCGCGTTGTGGATGAGGGTATGCATCACGCTGCCACCTGAGATGGCAACACAAACCGCACATTCCGGCCAGAGACCGCCCGTATGCCGGTCAGCCTGATGGTCGCATCAAGCAGATACTCGCCATCGGGAAATGCGACTTCACGGCGGCCTTCACTGCGCGCCAGATCAATCAATAGCTGTAGTTCACGACTGCTTTTCATCGTTTTTATCCTCTTGGCTATAGAATGGGTTATCGTCCGCCGAGCATGCGATACATGCTTTATCCGAACAGGGTAGCACCACCGGGCATAATGAGAATATGGATCATCATAGCCCCACGTATCTGTGATAGACCCATCGAACGGCTTGAATGATGATGAGAGCGATGGTGTAATAACCGCAGCCCATCACGAATGCTTCTAGGCGCCACATCACGCCACCACCGCACTAACCAGCACATAATCCGGTGCCGCCCAGCGTTTCTGGCTAGCCGCGATGGCCTCAGCGAGCGTTTCGGCCGCAACGGTCTCGATGATGATCTGGTGGGGGCGATCATCATCCTTAATCAGCAATTGGCTCTGCATCGTGATGGTGAAGTTCTGCATGGCGGCCTCCTCAGTTCCAAGTATCGATATGCCGGCTCAGACATATGAACCGAATGTCGGACGGGATGTGGCGGGGCAGCGAGCGTCGGCACTCGGCCGCACTGCGATAGACGGCGCCGGGCGCGTATCCGCCAAAAGTCATGCGGCCGGGATCTAGTTGGTTACAGTGCGTGCCTGAGCCCGTGGCCATGCACATGAAGGCGGCGAAGATTATCATGATTCATACTCCCAAGTTCGACAAACAGGATATTATATATTAAAGAACAACCACAGGCGTCTTAATGCATTTGCCCTTGATACAGGGGTGACATTAATCAAATCTAAAATCTTCTTCCGATACTCATCATCTGTTTCGCCATAGCATCTAGGTTCAATGCCAAAAATCAGACCGATTTGATCCAAATTAGAACCAGTTGCTATCTCTGGATAGGCCATTGTTTCCTCGCTCATTTCAATGCCTCATCAATCATGGACATGTGAGCGCGGCGCATTGCAACGCGGCGCTGTGATGTGGGCGGAAATGGCGACCCCTCAAGTTTATCGTATGCCCAGAAGCCAGAGAGGCCAGCGTCAAGCATTTCAACGGTAGGTTCGCGCATGGTCTCGATCGCGACACGAGCATGTCCGCGCCAGTGTTCTTTCAACGCATTATAGGCATGAGGCCAGTCTGGCATTTCGATAGATATGGGATCGGCGAGCTGGGTGGCCCGGAGCGCATTACTCTCATACATCGTCCGCGCAACTTTCTCCACCATGCCAGTCACGGCGTATCCTCCATCAAATCGTCCATTTTGTTGGCCAAATATATCTGCGTCACGATATCCTCAGCCGCATGATATTCTCGATATGTGCGCGCTATCAAAAAATACCGCATCGCCAGCTCGGCCATCCGCGTCGGACCATCCGCTTCGATCCGCATGACGGTGCGTTTGCCGCAGCCTAACGCCATGGCCAGACCGCTGACTGAGAGGCCAAGGGATTGGCGGATGGATTTGAACTCAGGGCCGGTCATCACAGCAGCGTCACTATGACAGCGCCCTCGGCCATCTTTGCTCGCTCGCGGCCAGCCCGGAATGCCTTGTTGGCAAGGCCAAACGCCAGCGAGCGCATGTCCACCACGATCTCGGCTTTGACCTCCTCGCCGTTCGGGCGGAGAAAGGTGAATATCTCGCGGGTTTTGACCATCTCTCGTCTCCAGACTGTCGGCCCATTCGCCGCTCTAAAACTGGAGATACTGCACGTCGGACATCATGTCAACGCCCAACGTGCAGTTTATTTACCGCGTATCGTCCAGCGGATCGCGGCCGGCAATTCCCGAAACAGATCGCGGCCTGCTTCCCGCCAGCCAATCCACAGCAATGCCGGGATGAGCCAGATCGGCAGCGTCAGGATGAAGGCCCCGACAAGCCAGCGGGAGCGGTAGATGCGGCTGGTGGTCAATTCGAGATGCCTGGCTCCGGGATGATCAGCTTGAGCTTGTCGAGCGTCCCGGATGGTGCCCGCACGATGCTGGGTGCGGATGGTAGCTTCTGGACGATCAGGACCAATGTTGCCGCCTCGGCGCGGGAAATCTCCCGGCTCGCTGTCATGTCCCAGGTGTGGCCGATGACGAAGAATGGCTCGCCATTGACGCGCACGACTAAGGGCGATGGCGGCAGTTCGCCATCCTTCGGGACGGGCGGTGCCTTCTTCTCGATCGGCACCTCGGCCAATAGCGTATAGCCCAATTCGGTCTCGACCGTCTGGCCGTTGACCTGCGCGACTTCGACGATTCTGGTCTTGATCATCAATCTATCTCCTGCATTGCGCTTCTATCTCTAGCATGATAAAAATTGCGAACGCACCACCGAACGCCAATTCAGTGGTGCGCTCTTGATCAGCCTGATTACAACAGGACGGACCCAAAGTGAGCATCCTCACATTCAAGTACAGGGTCAAGAGAGGAGATAAATATCTTAATCGTCATGCCATAGCTTGTAATCAAGTATGGAACTTCTGTGTTTCCACGCAACGCGAATATGAACGTAGATGGCGTGCTGGATGTAAAATTTATCGACCTGCATCCTTTGATTTGATAAAATTGGTTACAGGTTCAGCATCTGAACTTGGAATACATTCTGATACTGCTCAGACAATTTGTCGTAATTTTATTACCTCCAGAGATAATAACAAAAATGCCCTAATTTCCGGACTAGTTTCGGTTCAAAGCGCTCGCTCGGATGGATTCCGTTCATCCCGCGCGCCGTTAAGGTCGATGGGGATGCAGCGATCTATCTCAAGCGCCGCTTCCAATTCTGGAAATCCCGCGAGATCGGGGGTGAGTTCAAGGCTGGTGCATTCGTACAAAATGCGCGCGGGCATTGGTATGTCACCTTCCAATGCGAGGTTATGGATGATCTGCCGCTCGGTAGTGACGCCGTCGGGATCGACCTCGGTCTTAAAGATCTCGCCACGCTCAGTGATGGCCGTAAAATTCCAGCGCTTCAACATTACCGCCAGTATGAAACCATCCTCGCTATTGCCCAGCGAGCGCGCAATAGGCGTCGTGTCATTGCCATCCATGCCAAGATCGCCAATTCCAGGCGGCACCACCTCCACGAACAATCCACCAAGATTGCCCGTGAAAATAGTTTGATCGTTATCGGCGATGTGAACGCCGCCCAACTTGCAAAAACCAGAATGGCCAAATCCGTTCTGGATGCAAGCTGGTCGGCGTTCCGGCATATGCTCCAGTACAAGGCCAGAAGGCACGGAGCAGTGTTTATTGAGGCCGATGAGCGATACAGTTCCCAAACCTGTTCGGCGTGCGGCTCTTTGCCAGCGTCGAGGCCGAGAGGTATCGCAGGGCTTGGAATGAGGCATTGGGAATGTTCGGACTGCGGGGCGTCGCACGATCGCGACGTCAATGCGGCTCGAAATATTCTCCGTGTCGGGCTGGAGTGCCAGCCTCCCGTTGGGGGAGCCAAATCCTTCATGGAAATGGATGCATTAAGTGCCACTTGCTCCCTTGGCGGTTCAAAGGTAATAGTAACCGCCTAAATCCTCGGGGGATAGTCTTTGTCGTGATCCGCGCTGCCGGCATTTTATTCCTGGTTGGCGATACCGCGTTGTTTCTGCGGAGGGGCAATGGCGGAGATTATCCCGATTTTTGGTGCCTGCCCGGCGGCAAGCTAGAGGGCGACGAGACCGCCGAACAGGCCGCGATCCGCGAGACATTGGAAGAGGCCGACATTGAAGTTGAGGCCAAGGATTTGCGTCTGTGGACGCGCACGATCGCTCCTGCGCAAATGGGTGTTCCGGCCATTGAGGGTGAGGCGCCGGCAGAACCCGAGGATGTAGACTTCTCGACTTTCCTGTGCCGCTTGCCCGAACAGTTCATGCCGAAACTCGATCTGGCGGAACATGACGGCTACAGTTGGGCTCCCGTAGGCGGCGCTCCAGAACCCCTGCATCCCGGTGTCCGTGTGGCTCTCGATCGCCTCGACATGGATGAACTGGGCGTAGCGCGCGCAATGGCGGCCGGCCAGCTCGCGAGCCCGCAACGGTACGAGAATGTCTGGCTGTTCGCGATCAGGATCACGGGGACCGGCATCGCATACCGACATAACCGCAAGGAGTTTTGCTGGCGCGATCCATCGATCTATATGACCGATGATTTCCTTGCTCGTTGCAATGGCCTTGACGTGATTTATGAGCATCCTGAGAAATCATTACTCAACCACGATGAATTTCATGATCGTAAGGTCGGGGCGATATTCTTGCCTTATTTCCGCGCTGACAAGCCCGATGAGGTTTGGGGCATCGCTAAAATCCGCGATGATGATGTGGCGAAGGAAATGCAGGAAAATCCCATGTCTACGTCGCCTGCAGTCAATTTCGCAGATCCGACCGCGAACGAACGGATCAAGCTGGATGATGGCAAAGTGATGTTGATAGAGGGGAAGCCCTCACTGCTGGATCACGTCGCAATATGTCCAGCAGGTGTTTGGGACAAGGCCGGTCCTCCGACCGGCATCGAGAGCGCCGACGCCCAAATGGAAGGCATCGTCATGGATGCCGAAATCATCCAGATCGTCACCACCAAAAAATCGAACAGTCTCAATATCCTTCACCTCCACGCCGCCGCTTTCGCCATGAAGGCGCAGGCTCGGTCCAACGCGCATCTTTGACGGAGCATTACCATGGCTGAAGAGCAGGGCGATAAGAACACCGAGATTTCCGACAGCGAAAAGATGCTCGGCGCGCTCGCCGACATGATCAAGGACGCTTGTTCGAAAATGGATGAGGGCTCGCGCCGCCTCGATGCCCGCATGGATGCGCTCGAAGAGAAGGACCGCAAGGACTCGGCCAAGAAGGACGAGGAGGAGAAGTCCGAGAAGGAAGAGCCCAAGGCCGACGCCGAGGACGAGAAAAAGATCGAAGAGAAGGGCGAACCCAAGGAGGTTGCGGCCGATCGCAAGGATGAGGACGAGAAGGAAGAGAAGTCCGAAAAGCGTGAGGACCGCAAGGATGCCAAGCGCAAGGACGAAGATGAGGACGAGGGTTCGATGGCCGACCATGCTCCGATCAGCCGCGCCGAAGCCGCTGCGCTGCGTGCCCAGATCGCCGGCATGAATGCCCGCGCGCCTTCGATCATCGCCGATGCCGACCGCGAGCGTTTCGCCACCATCCAAGAATCGGCAGATCCGGCCTTTCAAGCTTTCGGCGATCGTGCGCCGGGCCCGCTCGAAGGCGAGACCCCGACCCAGTATAAGCGCCGTCTCGGTGCCAAGCTGCAGAGCCATTCGCCCAAGTGGAAGGATGCGCGACTGTCGGCGGTCAGCGATGACGCGATGCTGGATACGATCCTGCACGATGTCTATGCCGACAGCATCACGGCGGCGCGGCGCGGCGTCGATGTCCCAGCCGGTCATCTCCGCAAGATCGAGCGTCAGTCCGGCGGCCACACCATCATCGAATGGGAGGGTCAGCCCGAAAGCTGGATGAACGACATGGCGGGCCACACGCTGCGCGCTACCGGCACCTGGCATCGCCCGCACTGATCGCCCGACAAACACTTGATCGCAGGAGTCACTTAACATGGTTGCCACCAACGGATTTCCGAACCTGACGACCGCCGGTCAGGGCCTGTTCAACGGGGCATCGTCCGTTGGCATGATTCAGGGTCAGGCGGACCCCGATCCCGCGACCCGTTTCGCACTGCGGGCCGGTATCGTCAGCAATAACGAGACCGTCCCCATGTGGGGCGGTATCGGCATCTATGCCTATATCCCGCCGATCAGCGCCTCCGGTCCCCGCAGTGCGCTCGGCATGAGCCTCGGCCGCGCCACCGCCCTGACGGGTTCGACTGGGCTCGTTGGCTTCAGCGTGTTCGATCAGGGCTACAACATGGTCAATGATCCGAGCAATCCGGTGCCGACGTCCGGCTCCGGCCAGTCCCTCAACTGGTATCCGCTCGGTTCGCGTGCCCGTATCGCGGTGGCGTGTGATCCAGCCCTCATCAATCTGCGAGGCGGTGAACTGAACCAGCAGGTCAGTTGGGATTTCACCGGCCAGCGGCTCATTCCCTTTTCGGCCACCTATCCCCAGACCACGATCACGGGTGCGGTGTGGGCGTCCACCAGTGGCGGCCAGACCACATTCACGGTCGGGACAGATCTCACCAGCTTCATCAATGCCGGCGACGACATCAACGTCTCGGGCGTGGTCAATACCGGCGGCACTTCGACCTCAGCCTTCAATGGTGCCTTCACGGTGGTGAGCATCACCTCCACCACCATCGTGGTCACGCAGTTGGCCGCAGCCTCGCCGGGCACCTATGCCTCTGGCGGCATCGTGCTGGCGGGTGGTGGTGCGCTTCCGGTCACGGTCCTGGACGTGCAGCCGACCGGCAACATGACGGTGGTCAATACGGCTGGCGTCATCACCTACAACTACAGCGGCGCCTGCGCCAAGATCCAGCTCACCGGCGGCACAACGGCCTGATCGACCGCATCGCTCTATTAGAAGGGACTGACTGACATGCTAAACGCCGGGGCATACAAAATTGTAGAGCCGAGTTTTCAAGAGCCTGAAATCCTTATGCAATTCAATCAAGCCTCGGGCTTTGTTGATTTGCTGGCGGATGGCAGGCTCCGCACGCGGCTCGCGGAAGACGATCTCGTCGTCTACATGAAGCAGCTCAATATCCGGACCAAGATTTCCGGATCGCAGGCTAGCGCCAACGAACTGCCGGGCGTCGATATCGCGGCTTCGATGATCAGCACCATGACCTATCAGTTCCGGGTCCGGTCGCAATATGATCACCACGACGTGGCAGCGGGTGGCCGCTGGGGCTTTGCGGTCCCGGAAGCCTATCGGCTCGGGATGCGGCAGGCGCATTTTCAGCAGGCCCGTGATGCGGCCCTGTTCGGCCTACAGCCCCAGAATGGCGAGGGCTTCATCAACGCGCCGGGCGCCACCGCGACCAACCTGCCGCCCGACCAGTTCGGCAACACGACCGTCCTGACCTATGACAATGGTCAGGCGGCTTTCTTCTTCGCGCAGCAGATCGCGCAGTTGAAGACGCGGACCCTGCAGCTCGGCATCGGCCGCCGCTTCGTGGTGCTGGGCCCCCAGCGCACGCTCTCGCAGTGGGAATACAATATCGTCGAACTGACCCAGTATCAGCGTCCCGGTGCTGGTTCGGCTTCCACCGTCGAGACCCTCAAGGGTATCCTGATGGCAAACGGCGATGAGCTTGTCTGGGCCTATGACGATACCCTGCAGGGTGCGGGCGGGACCACGAACACGGACATCATCCTGATCGCGATGCCGGAAGTCGCGGTTCCATCAGGACCTGCCGCCGTCAACACCAACGTGTTCGCTTCGCTGACCCCCAACAATCCCTGCTGCCTGACACAGTATTGCGACATGGCGGCACCGCGCGAGATCATCTCGCCGCTGGCGGGTGGGGCAACGGACGTGCTGACGGAATGGCGCCTGACGCCGGGCTGGGCACCGCGTCCGCAGGCACTGACGATTTTGTCCTGCCTCTACGCCTAATTTGACTGAACCCGCTTAAGAGAAAGCCTTCCATGTCAAAGCTCTATGTAGTGAACGCTACCGGCCAGAATCGCCAGATTTACTATCGTCTGGATTTCACGGTGGACGATCAGGGACGCCGCACGGACACGCGGCTTGTCCCGCCGAAGATGATCACGATTCCGGCGCGGCAGCAGATGCAGTTCGGTGGGGAACTTCATCCCCAGGAATTGCATGAAATCATCCAGCAGCTTGAAGCGACCTGCGGCGCGGTCAGCACCGAAGAAATCCGTACCGCCAAGGCGCGCGGTGTCGTCAAGCTGGTGTGGTCGCAGGACCGTCCCGTCCCGCGCCCGATCCTTGAGGACGTGGTCAATCACAATGTCGGCATCCTGTCCGATCAGGGCGCCGAACGCCGCCGCAGTCTCGCGGTCGCGGCCGATGCTGGTCTGACGCAATTGGTCGAACGTCCGCTCCCCAAGCTGGAGATGGAGTTCGAGCAAGTCGAGGAAGATGCAGATCTGCCCGGCATGTTGAAGGAAGGCCTCCGCATCCGTCATCCCGAAATCGATCGTCCGACCCCGAAGCGCGGACGTCCCCGGAAAGTCGCATAAGTGAACGCGACTGCCACCTATCTGGCGCTAGGTGTCATTCCCCAGGTCGTGCCCGCGCCAGTACCGCCGACACCGCCCAGTTTCCCCGTCACGCTGAAGCCGACCTTTCCAGGCTTTCAGGGGTGGGTCTACCGGGTCATGGGCGTGCCGGTCGAGTGGTTGCCGACCGATTCCGATGCGTTCTTCTACGCCTACAATACGGCGGTCGCGACGGTTAACGACTGGTTTGAATGCATTCCGGGTCCGATTCTGGCCAATGCTACCTACAATCTTGCGGGCCATCTTTTGATTACCTGGGCGCCCGACATCACCACGACACCGCCTTATCCCTACAAAGTCGTGGACGGGGTGCCTTATGGGTATTTCGAGTGGATCCGGAAGCAGAACAATGTGTTGGGCTTCACGACCGGCACCGTCTCCTCGTCCAGCGATGAGGGAACGAGTGTGGCCTTGGTCGTGCCCGAGCAGGCAAAAAACATGACGCTTGATCAGCTCCAACTCATGAGCACGCCATACGGGAGATCATACTTAGGAATAGCCCAAAAAATCGGAACACAATGGGGGATCTCATGACAGACCTCATTTTCGCGGTCATCGAGACGGCCTATGGCAATGACGGCAAGGCACCCGAACCCCGTAAGACCAAGCTCGGTCGCACTCACAAGGGCGATGCCAAGCGGGTCGCGCGTGAGGCTGAGCATGGCGCCAGCGGTCCTGCCACCACAGTCACGGTCGCGCAGGCGCTTGAGGCGAAGTATGGCGTCATGGCCACCTTCTACGAACAATATGCCGACCAGATCACGGGCGCGCTCGTCCATTCGATCGAGGGCGCGCTTGAGGACATTTATGCGGGTTCGCCGAACGTCGATCCCTTCGCCGAGGCTGGGCAGGAAATCATGGAAGGCTTCCGTCACTTCCTGATGAGCGGTGAGATCGAAACACTTGGCATCCCCGGCGTCCCGACGAAGGCGGCACAGGAGCGTAAATCGTCGCGGTTCAAGAGCGGTAAGAATCCGAACGAGAGACCGAGTTTTGTAGACACGTCGCTCTATGAGAACTCATTTAGAGCAAGTGTCGAATGAGCGTCTCCGAATCCACTTCAAACCAAGGCCAGATGGCCGGCGCACTCTCCGCCGGCTTGGACGTCATCGACCTTGATCAACTCGTCCACTTCACCCGCTACCGGCGCGTGGTGCTGCCTGCCGATGGCTTCGTCTTCTGGGTCCGCGCCGACATCCTGAATCCGAGCGCCTTGCCGAACAGCGGTGCCGTCAACAGCGTGACGCCGAACCAGATCGGCTATGCGGCGGTCCCGGCATCGAACTTTGACGCGCGTGGTTCGCTTCACCGCACGACAGTAAACACGCAAGGGCTGGACGAAAGCTTTTCCACCCACCGGATCATCTTCACCTCGAAGGACGAGGTAGACGATCTGTCCGACATCGCCCCGGACGTGATGTATATCGGCGTGATCGACGGCCAGCGCTTCGCCTTCTCGTCCCGCAATATGTGGTATCGGCAGGCGGCGCTCTATCACTATGCCGGCGATGCGGTCTATCCGACCCTCGCCACGCAGGTGATCGATAACCCGGCGGATCTCAATGTCACCGATCCCGTGGTCTCGAACTCGCTGCCGATCTGGCTCGGGCTCAACAAATACTTTCCCGCCTATCCCTCGATGCTGGTCCCCGACAACATCACGCCCCCCTATGCGGCGATCCATATCGGGGAGGACGACACGACACCGATGCAGGCCGGGGCCTTCCATGACAAGACGGGCTCGCGCTGGCAGCTTGCCAAGGACGTGGTCAAGATCACGACCTATGGAGTCCGCAACGACACCATCATGGATTGGCTCGACGATCTGCATGATTACACGCTCGGCCATCCCGATATCCTAGGCGTCATGAACTCACCGATTCCGCGCGATGCCAAGCGGGGCCAGGTCGAGATCAGTGCGCTCGCGCAGAAGAAGGTCATCACGATCGAAGCCAGCTATTATCAGAGCCGCATGAGAGAATTGTCGCAGCAGCTCATCACCCGCGCTTTCATCGATCACTTCATCACCCCCACCGTGTCATTCGTTTCTTAGAAGGAGCCACTATCATGGGCCAGAATCTCGCAGCACAGACCGCCCGCCTCGCCGCTGGTGGCATCGGTTTTCCGGCATTGGACGCCGCAAGCAATCTCTCGACGTCGCTGAACAATCAGACCCATCAGCAGATCGCGGCCTCGCAGACCAAGACGCTGCTGGGTGCCACCGGCGCGGTGAACGATCAGCTCGACGGCATCCTAGTCGTGCCGGCCACCACCAGCCCCGGCGCCATCTCGCTCTATGATGGTTCCGGCAGCACCGCGATCGTACTCTTCACCGGCGGCGCGACTTCGGTTGCGGATCTCAAGCCCTTCTTCGTGCCGATCCGGTCCCGTGCTGCCACGGTCGCGACGCCCGGATGGTATGTGACCACGGGTGCGGCGGTCTCGGTAGTCGCGGTGGGTAACTTCACCTAACCGCTAGGCTGTTGTATGAACGCATTCTGATCAACCGAGGTATCGCCGATGACCACCGCAATCGTGACCGTCAATGCCTCGGTCGTTCTCGCACCACAGCCCAATAATCTTCAGCAGACCGGCGCGCTGATCTCGCAAGGCGGCAGCACGTTGGCGGCTGGGACGTCGCAGCTCGTCAGCAAGGATAGCTGGAGTGCGCTGATCGCTCCGCCGCTGACCCTCACCAGTCTGGCATGGTCTGGCAGCGTCGTGACGGCGACGACAACGGCCCCTCATGGCTGGACCACTGGCGATGTCCTGCCGGTCGTGATCGCGGGTGCGGTCCCGACCGGCTACAACGGCAGCTTCACCGCCACCGTCACGGGCGCTAGCACTTTCACTTATCCGCTGGTAGCGAATCCGGGAGCCGAGACGACACCAGGCCGCGTCACGCTGGGATCGGTCTCCGAACTGACCGCGATGGCAACCACCTATTTCGCCGGCAATGGCGTGCCATCGGTTTATATCCTCGAACTCGGTGAAGGAACCGCGACCGAGGGCGTAGCGGACCTGACAGCCTATATGACGAGCGTGCTGGGCACGACGTTTCAGATCTACGCCTTCCTGATCCCGCGCCTGTGGGACGACAATTCAGCCTTCTTGACGCTCTGCAACAATAGCACGGCCACGAACGCCTTCACCTACTTCTATGTCACCACCACGGTCGCGAATCGGGCCGTCTATTCGGGGCCTGGCTACAAGTGCGTCTATGCCGAGGTGGAGGCGCCTTCGATCGCGGCTACCGAATTCTCGTTGGCCTCGGCCTTCGGGACGGCGCTCAAGGCCAATCCGTCCAGCACCAACAAGCTGCCGCCCCTCACTTACTCGCCGAGCTTCGGCACGACTGCCTATCCGATCAAGGGCAATCAGACGATATTCGAGCAGCTTGCGACCGCCAAGGTGGGATGGATCGGGACGGGCCAGGAAGGCGGGATTTCCGGCAACATCCTTTTCCAGGGCCTGATGTCGGACGGCAATTTCTGGAACTTCTGGTATTCGACGGACTGGATGCAGCTTCAATCGAAGCTGGCGCTCGCCAATGAAGTGATCAACGGTTCGGCGTCGAGTGTGAATCCGCTTTATTATAATCAGCAGGGTATCAACAGGTTGCAAAATCGCGTTGTCCGGGTGGCGAATACTGGCTTGGCGGCAGGGCTTGGCAATGGACAGGTCATCTCGACGCAGTTACCGGTCAATGACTTCCTCGCGAACTACAATGCAGGCGCATATAACGGCCAGATCGTCATCAATGCCGAGCCATTCCTTGCTTATACGGATGAGAATCCGAATGATTATGGGCAAGGCAAGTATGGCGGACTGTCTTGCGTCTGGATTCCGCAGTTGCCGTTCCTTTCGATTTTCTTCAATCTTCAGGCCACGACGCTTTTGGTTGGCGGTTGACAAGTAATAATGCGGGTTTTTCTTTACAGGGAATAATAAGATGGCCTCACCCCTCCAACAGCAAGGAACGCTTAATCGCGGTTTAGTCAGCGTGAGCGTCATTCAATTTCCAAATTTGAATTGCACAAGCGGATTTTTTGGGACTAAGCTTGCTCGTATCTCTTTTGAAGGAGAAACAAGCGATTATATCCCGACTTTGACTGGCGCAGTTCCATCTCCAAGATTATTCCAGATTGGAACCATCGCATTTTATCTTAACAAGTCACAAAGCCTGGCGGCGGCGTGGGAACAGCAGCGCCTCACCAATGCCCTTATTGGCGATGTAAGCGTCGTGACAGACTCTGCAGTGTTGGGAAGCTATTATTTCCAAAATTGTGTTCTTGGTAATATCGCTGATCTGGACCTAACTGGCGAAAGCAACGATTTCCCTGTCATGATCAAGGGCGTCTATACCGTTAACAATTCGTTGTTCGCCTGATGGTCACGATCAACCGCAACCTAAACCTCGTCATCCCGATCTCGCGCGGAGAGACGGAGAAGCTATACATCCACTCCACGCCGATCATGCCAGAAACCTTCGAGCGCTATCATCTGGTTCTCGCAAAAACATTCTCCGCCTTCGCCGAAAATGGCATCGTGGTCACGAGCGCGCCGAGCATTGCCCAGATGGTGTTGAAGGACGTTGCCACATCGACTTATCGCAGTCCGGGCTTGAACTGGTGGGATGGCCCCGATGGCGTCGGAGGCGAGGGCGGCCTGTTGGCAGAGATGGTGCGGCTCAGCAACATCATCACGGCCAGCGGCGATGGCTGGACCACGATGCCGCTTCAGACGGCGCTGGACCGCAAACTGATCGATGCGGAAGAGAAGTCCGAGGTGCTGAACATCCTGACTTTTTTTACAGTGGTCTCCCGTGTGCCGCCGCGAGCGGACCGGGATCGTCTGGTCCGTGGAATGGCTGCGATATACGAACTGCTAACTACGTTCTCGAATGCTACGGAATACGCGGCTTCTTTGAAGACATCGATGCCAGACGAGATTATTGGCGAGAATGTCCCAGCGTAATATCCGCAACTCTGGACTGGCTTGCCGGATCGGGCTGGCGCGAGTATTTTTCCGACAAGGGCAAGCCTTGGGATGAATATCCAACGGCGGAGGCATTCCGCCAGCGGCATCTCGCGGATGGCCTGACGGCACTGGCGACCATCTTGGCGCGGCGCAGGTAGGGGGATTGACGAGTGGCCGGCACGCCTATCCTTCGCATACCGGTGGACGACGGGGCCTTTAAGCGCTTCCTTGATACGTTCAATAAATATCAAGCGCAGGTCAAGGCGCAGCCCGAGGCATGGAAGGGTTCGACTGAGGCCATCACTTCTGCCGTCGCGGCCGGTGCGGCATTCGCAGCGGAGATTGCTCATCAGGCCGAAGAAACACGGCGGCTTGCTCAAGAGGAAACCGCACGAGACAAGGCCATGTCCGATGCTGCACGGCGCCGCCGTCAGGAGGACATGGAGGCCAAGAAGCGCGAAGAAGAGGCGGCGGAGCGGCGTAAGAAAACGATCGATCAGGCGCGCGATTTTGGCCGAACCGTCACGGATCTCGCCATTGGTCTCGGCAAGTGGACCGTCCTCGGCGGTGCCACCGGCCTGATCGGCAGCGCTATGGGATTATTTGGTCTCGGTAGTATGTTGGCTGGTGTGGGCAATGATCGCCGTGCCGCGATGGGCATGGGCGTCTCCATGAGCCAGCGGCAGGGCATGGGTGTACAGATGCAGCGCTATTTTGACGTCAATTCGACGTTGGAGAATGTCGCGAACGCACAGGCTGACCCGACAAAATGGGGTGCCTTCCAAATGATGGGGGTCAACCCCAATGGCGAAACGGCCGAGACGACGCGTCAACTTGCCATAGCGGCACGCCGCATGTTCAAAGCCGATAAGGGCAATCTTGCGCTTGCGGGTGCGCAGGGTCTGACACAATTCTTCTCGCCTGATGATCTGCGGCGCATGGCTGGTGAGAGCAATGGTCAATTCAATCAGTCGATTTCAGAAAGCCGACGCTATCAAGGCCTTAACGATGAAGTCGGCCGCAAGTGGCAGAACTTCATGGTGACGCTCGATACGGTGAAGCTGAAGTTTGAAAACACGCTCATCAAGGGCCTGACGCATCTCGAAGATAGCGGCGCCCTGGACAGGATCGTTACGAGTTTCGGCAATCTGGCCAATGATGTGTTGAACCGCATCGATTGGAAGGCTTTCGGCGATGGTGCCGATAGCTTCGCCAAATATCTTGGCTCACCGAAATTCCAGAAGGATTTTAAGGAAATTATCGATGATGTAGGAATGTTCGCCCACAAGATGGCTTCCGCGCTTCGGTTTCTCGGACTCATCCCAGACAAAAATGATCCTGGCCCGTTGGAGAATCGCGCGCCGGACGGAACGCCGATCGGGAGTGGAAACTTCAAAGGCGCGACTGTCGGCACGAACAAATATGACGCGCTGGCGGTCCAATGGGCCGGTAGCCAGTTACAGAAAGCCGGATGGACCGCCAATCAGACCCGAGGCATTATTGCGAATGTCGAGGCGGAGAGCGGTTTCAATCCCTTTATATCTGGCGATAACGGCAAAGCCTATGGGCTTTCGCAATGGCATGCCGATCGCCAGGCCCAATATGCCAAACTGTATGGCCACACTATGCAGTCGGTTAAAGATCCGACCCAGGCACTGCGGGAGCAGCTCGGCTTTATCCATTGGGAGCTGAACCATACCGAAAAGCGGGCAGGCGATGATTTGAAAAGGACCATGAGCGCCTATGCGGCCGGCAGCACTGTTTCACGTGAATATGAACGTCCCAAAAGCAGGCTTGAAGATGCGCGCAGAGGCGTGAATGCGGCGGTGACGGTCAATATCAAAAACCAGACAGGCGCGAGCGTTGCCACAACCGCAAACTCGGTTGCGGGCGGCTGATATGGCACGCAGTGATTTCCAACTCAGCTATGAGGTCTCGCCCATCATCTTGGTTGGCGGCATTGCCGGCACGGGCATGCTGCCCATTGTGTCATTGCTGGATTCCAGGAACTATTCGGCAGGCGTCCTCAGCAGCTCGGATGCGGCTCAGATTGCCGATACCTTTGGACATTTCCGAGTGCTGGGCGGCGGTACTCTCATGGACAATGAAACGGCTCATTATCCGCTCGCCAATCAGAGCGTGGCTGCGAATGCGATCATCACTAATCCGTTGCGGGTCAGCCTCGAAATGCTGGTGCCGGCCAATGACGAGATTACTTTTAGCCAGCGGCAGTCCATCATGACGGCGCTCAAGGGCACGCTGGACAGCCACACCGCGCAGGGCGGCTATTACAATGTTTCGACCCCGAGCTACATCTATCAGGGATGCCTGCTCGTAACCTTGGTAGATGGATCAGAGGAAGGCACGGGTTCTCAGCCGCAAGAACGTTGGATCTGGAATTTCGAACAGCCCCTGATCACGCTCGCGGCGGCACAGGCGGCACAGAATCAGGTGATGTCCAAGATTTCCGGGCAGACCCAGAATGCTGGCGATCCGCCGGGATCCAAGCCTATCCAGACCGGCATATCGAGTCCATCTTCCAACATCGTCCAGAATACCGTGCCAGCAGCCAGTGGTCCGCAGGGATCGAATGTTGCCTCCACTACCACACCGATCGGCACCACCAATCTGTCATCGGTCAGTCCGATTACGCCGGGGAATTGAGATGGCGACACTCACCCAATTCACCCCGACGATCAATCAGAACTTCAGCTTCCTGCCGACGCTGGATGGCCAGCAATATAATGTCATCGTGACCTGGAACCTGTTCGGGCAGCGCTGGGTGGTTAATGTCTATACGTTGGGTGGAACGCTGGTGCTTCAGAAGCCTCTGCGCGGGAGTCCGCCGGATTATGATATTGACCTGATCAAGGGATATTTCACCACCAGCACAATGATCTTCAGGGCCGATTCCAATAACTTCATCGTTGCGCCCTGATGTCACGCTTCTATCGCATCACCGTAGGGCCAGAAGTGGCCACACCGATCGGCGGATCAAGCCCGAGCAATAATGCTGGTGCGACATGGACCAATCTCGTCAACGGCAAGGCGGATCTCGGTGCCCAGATGGTTGAGTTCGATATCCCTGTCGTGGCTTTCGATGCCCCGTCTGGTCAGGCCTTCGTGCGCATCTGGGGGCCAGCCAAGGCCCAGATCGGACAGGCTTCGGATTTCAATGGCGCGCCGATTAGCGTCTATGGCGGTATGCAAGCCGGTCTTCCTCTCGCCACGGCAGCGGCATCCCAATCGGGACTGTTGCTCAAGGGCCAGATTTATCAGGCATTTGGCAATTGGCAGGGCGTCAATCAGACATTGGACTTTGTGGTCATCACCGATGGGGGCGCCACACAGTCACAGCCAGCCAATCTGGCCTTCACGTGGAAGCAGGGTCAGAAGCTGGGCGATGTAGTGACGCAGGTTTTGCAGACGGCCTATCAGGACAAGAAATACAAGGTCAGCGTCAACATCAGTCCCAACCTCGTGCTGACGCAGGATGAACATGGGGTCTATCAGACGATCGAGCAATTCTCCGCCTATGTGAAAGGCGTGAGCCAGGACATCCTCGGCGGTGATTATTCGGGCGTCAGTATCACGCTCGCCAATGACACCTTGAAGGTTTTCGACAGCACGGCGGCGAGTACGGCGCCCGGCATAACGATCGCGGAACAGGACCTGGTCGGACAGGTGACGTGGCTGGACGCCTTCACGATCTCCTTCAGCACTGTGATGCGCTCCGATTTGCAGGTGGGATCGATCATCACGCTTCCACAACTGGCCGGTCTACAAGCCGTGACCGGCCAGCAAAGCCAGAGCAACGCGCGAGCTAAGAATACCTTCGCGGGCAATTGGACAGTCCGCTACATGCGTCACGTCGGCAACTCACGCGCACCCGATGCACAGAGCTGGATCAGCACCTTTCAGGCGTTCAGCAATGGCGCCTCGCCGGCCGCTACCTCTGTGGAAAATTCATCGGCGTGAGCAGCAATGAACAAAAGACTCCGCTCGCTCAGAGCCTTAATAAATTCGGTGCCGCAAAGGCGCGCGATGCCACGCAGATGCTCGGCAAGGGCCTGCCCTGCACGGTCGCGCAGGTTATCTCGCCCGGCATCGTGCTGGTGAACTTCGAGGTCGCGACCACACCTTTTACGCTCCCCCAGATCAAGATGCCGGTCAGCAAAGACCCCTATGTGCAGTTGCCGATCCAGGTCGGGGATAAGGGCGTGGCGCTGTCGGCTGGGTTGCGAACCGGCGCATTGACGGGCCTAGGTGGCGGCACCCCGAACCTTCAGGATACAGTCGGCAATCTCTCCGCCATGACGTTTTTCTGGCTCGGCCACGCCGATGAGGAGTTCCTTGATCCCGAAGCCTATACGATCTATCGCAACATTACGGCCACACCAGACAAACTTGGCTTTTTCGGTGCACCCAAAGTATCGAAAGCCACGCTGCCTCCCGCCGCCACGGATCTGCCTACAGTGATCACATTGGCGAATGCGATGCGATCCTATATCATCCTCCTTGGATTGGCGGATTGAGATGGGGGAGACACGCCATTAGGACCTGGGGGCGCGTACCGAAAGGCTCAAACAACCCGTACAGCAGTGCGATCGGGTCCTTTGAGATTGGCCTGAGCCCCATCGGCAACAGCCCGGAGGATTATGTTTGGGTTGAGGTCTCGACTGACGCGAACGGCTATAATGATGCTGTGTGGCTCACCACGTTGGCGCAGGTGCTGCAGCTCGGCCTGAATGAAAGTCCCATGTTCGGTAATTATGGCATCCCGGCTCAGCAGAGCGTGGTGACGCAGGTGTTGCCGGATTATTATGTGACCGTGACCCAACAGCTATTCGCCGCCTACTTCATCGCGCTGATCGTCACCAAGCTATCGGCAACCGAACCGAAATATGCCATTAACGCGACGGCGAACCCAGGGAGCATTTTAATGGATCCAGTACCGATATGAACAAAAATGGCTGATCCAACGATCACGATCGGAATCACGGTTGGGGCAACGGGGGCGCAGCAGACGCCACCTGTTACACTATGGTCGAATTTAATTACGACCGTGGCCGCACTTGTGCCGGGATATACAATTTTGCCCGCCGGTCTCATCGAGGATCTCGCCAGCACGGCCACCTATGCCATTGCGCTGATCGATAGCGCCGCCGTTGAGACCATCAACTCGCTCACGCCCTTCGCGGCCAATCCATATGTCCTTCAAGAACTTGGCAATATCTATGGTGTTCAGCCGGGTCTAACGGCCAACACATCTGTGTTCGTGGTATTCTCATCCAATACCCCAGGTGTGCAAATACCTATCGGTTATCTGGTGTCCGATGGGACGAACCAATATGCAGTCCAAGATGGAGGCGTAATCGAAACGGACGGCAATTCCGCTCCCCTATTCTGTGTCGCCACCCTATCTGGCAGCTTTGCCGTCCCAGCCAATAGTGTCACGACGATCATATCGAGCATCCGTCCCGGCATCACGCTGACGGTCACGAACCCGCAGGTGGGCACTCCGAGCGCCGGCCCGCAGACGCAGGAGCAATATGCCGCACAGGTGTTGCAGGCCGGTCTGGTCTCGGGTCAAGGCAATGCCAGCATGGCCAAGACGCTGTTATCCCGCATTCCGGGTGTGCAGCCGCGCCTGATATCCGTCCGTCAGATCAATGGCGGCGGCTGGGAAGTGATCTGCGGCGGCGGCGATCCCTACGCTATCGCGAATGCCATCTACAGCAGCGGCCTCGATATCTCGACGCTGGTGGGATCGACCATCGGCATTACCGCGATCACGAAAGCCAATCCGGGTGTTGTGGCGACCAACCTCAACCACGGCCTCGTGACCGGCCAGACCAATGTCCATATCGCGGGCGTGCTGGGCATGACGGCGGCTAATGGCGGTCCCTACACGGTCACGGTGATCGATGAGAGACATTTCAGCTTCGGTGTCGATACCACGGGCTTCGGAACCTATACCTCGGGCGGCATCGTTACCCCCAACGCCCGCAATATCTCGGTGAGTCTGAGCGATTATCCTGATACCTACACGATCCCCTACGTGAACCCGCCGAGCCAGACGGTCATCATCCAGCTTGCGTGGAACAGCATCAGCCCGAACTTCGTTTCCGACACGGCGGTATCGCAGCTCGGTACGGTAGCGTTGGTCAACTATGTCAATGCCATTCCGGTCGGGGCGCCCATCAATCTGCTCGCCATGGATGCAGTCTTCATCCAGGCTGTGCTGGCGCTGTTCGGCGGCAATGCCTCGCTGATTAGTGCGCTGGATTGGACCATCAGCATCAACGGCGTCTCGACGGCGCCGGATGCGGGCACATCGCTTATTCATGGTGATCCCGAAAGCTCGTTCAACATCACGGCCAGCGCCGTGACGATCACACAGATATGACCGCCGGAATCACCACCGTTTGGCCGCCCACCGGCCCTACGTCGATCCAGAACGTGATTCCCTCGTATCCGTACACGACATACCAATATGACGACGAAGTTTCGGCATTCTTCACCGCCTACAACATCTATGCGCAGGCCTATGTGGACTGGTTCAATGCCCTGAATCTGCCCATCTACACGACCGATCCCGTGCAGGGTCCGCTGCTCGATTGGGTGGCGGCTGGCCTCTATGGGATCATCCGTCCGGGGCTTCCCACCAGCATCGGCAGTCCCCCTGAAGGGCCGGTCAATAGTTTTCCGGTCAACGCCCTTCAGGTCAATGGCTATCGGCCGGGCCTGCCCGAGACCTTCACGGCGACGAATGATGATACCTTCAGGCGGGTTATGACATGGGCCTTCTATAAAGGTGACGGCAAGACCTTCACGCCGCGATGGCTCAAGCGTCGGATCAACCGCTTCCTGAATGGCGTCAATGGCACGAATGTCGTCAACGATACGACATTCGATATTTCGTTTGCGCCGACCGGATTCAAGGCGTGGACGGTAACTTTGCCCACTTCCACATCATCGCAAATATTCAAGGCCGCCGTCGAAACCGGCGCAATAGAGCTGCCTACCCAGATAATTTTCACGATCACGTTGGTGTGACCAAGCGAGGCAATCATGAGCACTGAACAGTTCTCCAATAACGCCACTACGACGCTAGGTTCGTCCGCATCATCGGGCACGACCACCATCACGGTCGCGAGCGGCACCGGCAGTGAATTCCCCAATCCGACTGGCGGCCAGTTCTTCAGCGCAACCCTATGGGCGGCCGGCAGTACGACTGGTACGCCGAATGAGATCGTATATTGCACAGCACGTTCCGGCGATACCATGACGGTTGTGCGAGGCCGCGAAGGCACGACCGCGCAGGCGTGGGCGGTGGGGGATACATTCGCCAACTATCCCACGGCGGCGTGGTATAATGGCGTTGCATCCATCACGGATATCCAGTCCCAGTTTGGCAATTCCGCGACCGATAGTGGGACCGCCAATGCGGGCGTGGTCACGCTAGCACCTGTGCCGGCGGGATTATCCTCACTGCTTCTATCCCCGATCCGCATCTTCAAGGGAGGTGCCGCAAACACGGGGGCATATACGATCAACGTGAATGGTCTTGGCGTCCATGCCGTGACGATCAACGGGGCCGCGATCCCGGCTGGGAAATTGCCAGCGAGCCAGATATTCGAGGTCGTCTGGGATGGGACAAACTTTGAGCTACTGAGTGCCGCCGGTCCAAGCGGTGGTCTGATCGCGCTGCGCGTATTCACGAGTTCCGGAACCTACACACCCACGGCCGGCACCACCTCGATCGAGGTCACAGCAGTGGGCGGCGGCGGCGGCGGCGGCGGGTCTGCGGCTATGTCGGCCAGCCAGTTCGCAGCAGCCGGCGGCGGCGGCGCGGGTGGCACTTCCGTCTCGCGCCTCACCACGGGCTTCAGCAGCGTGGCCGTGACGATCGGGGCTGGCGGTGCAGGCGGCACGGGCGCTGCGAATGGCAGTGCGGGCTCCGCAACGTCCTTTGGCTCTGTAGCGGCCAATGGTGGCGCAGGCGGTTCTTTCGCCAATGCTGCCGCCATTGCATCAACGCAACTTGGTGGCGGGGGTGGGACAGCAAGCGGAGGCTCTATCTTCAATAGTATCGGCGGAGCCGGCGGATCGGCGATTGCCTTTGGTTCAACCAATCTCGTCAGCGGTTCGGGCGGCAACTCCACACTTGGCGGCGGAGGCCCAGCGATTGCTGGAACAGCGAACGGCCAGAATGGTCAGGGCCCAGGCGGCGGCGCCAGCGGTGCAGTCGGACAGAATTCTGCGACAGCGCAGGCTGGCGGAACCGGGGCAAACGGCATCGTGATCGTGCGAGAATATGCATGACTATGATCCTCACGCCTCGCGTCATTGCTTTTGTTTTGACAGAGGAAGCCATTGGATTATCAGCATATTTGGATTCAGCCGGCTATTGGACGTGGGCAGGAGGAATCGCCCAAACGAGCGGCGTGGACGTGAAGGCGCTCTATAAGGACAAGCCCCAGACACTGCGGACATGCCTGATCGCCACCATCGACATGATGCGCCGGACATTCCTGCCGCCAACCCTCGCGGCCTTCCCCGGACACGTCCTGACAGAGAACCAACTGGCCGCCGCACTGTCCTTTAGCTGGCGCAACGGACCCGCACAGGAGGGCCATGCCAAGTGGGTGGAGGCGTTCTTGTCGGGAGACCTCAAGTCCGCTAAAACGCTCTATATGCAGTGGACGGATCACGGGGCTGAAGTGAACCGCGCCACACGTGAGCGGGACTTGTTTTTTGACGGTGTGTGGCCGAGCGACTTGCGGACGAGGGTCTTCACCGCAAGCGCGCCCAGCTACAAACCAGTGGGGGGCACGATGGTTGATGTCATTCCGACGCTGAAGCAAATCTTGGGGGTGGCATGATGGCTGATTCCGGTCCTATCCAGATCAATCCCTCGCCCGTCACGTCGCAGGTCTATACGGGCCTGCGCGATGTCGCGATTCTGCTCTCGGGCGGAACGGCGCTGTTGGGATATCTCTCGAAGCATGATCTGGCCGGCGCGATCGACTGGCTTCAGAGCAACGCTGCCGTGCCCTTCGTTGCAGCCTGCATCACGATCGGCACCTTCGCCTACCGCCAGTGGAAGGCCCGCAAGGACAAGGCAACTATCGTCACGATCGCGGAAGAGGCACCCAACAGTGTCGCGGTCGTGACCCCGAAATAGGAAAATACCATGCGGCTCCTGAAATCCTGCATCCCGATCACCGTCGCCCTCTCGCTGGGGGCCTGCCAGACCACCGGCAGCATCAAGACCACGAGCATGCAGGTCGTGATCGGATGGGATAACTCTTATATCGCGGCCTCCAAGGCGGGGCAGGATCTGGTCACGCTCGGCAAGCTCGACGCCGTCACCTATCACGATCTCAACCGCAAGGCCTATCTCGCCCTGACGGCGCTGCGGGCCGCGCAGACCGCTGGCACGACGGCCGATATCGCGACTGCAACCGCGAACCTCGCCATCGCGATTGCGGCCATCTACGCCATCAAGGGGAATTGACATGGACCTCGCCGCCATCCTCGCCATCCTGCAACTGGCGGGCACCGAAACCCCGGCCTTTATCGCGCTCTTCAATGAGGTGAAGGCCGCATTCGGGACCAGCGATCAGGCAACGCTTCAGAAGATGCTGGACGATGCCAACGCGCAGGCGGATGCGCAGTATAATGCCTCCGAAGGCACCGCCAGCAGCTAATCGCCTTCGCCCGAATTTGGAGATTATCCATGACGTTTCGATCCAAGTTTGGGCTTCTCGCATTTCTTCTGATGGCGGCTAGTTCGCTTGCCGCTCAACAGACCGTCGTGGTGCCGGTAATCCGTGATCAGGCGGGGCTGATCAAAGGCGCCGTGCCATCGATCCTTGTCGATGAGACTGGTGCCTATGTGGCGGCTGGTGGTGGTGGAGGCGGCGGGGGTGCCGTCACAGCTGCGGCGAACAGCTACGCGCTAGGCTCGATCATCGACCTCGGCACGGGCGCATCTCCCGGTGTCAATACCGTCAACGGCCGGCTGGTTACGATCAACACGACGCTGGGCAGTCCATATCAGGCGGGCGGGGCCCTTCCCCTTCCGTCCGGCGCCTCCACGTCTGCCAAGCAGGATTCGTTGCTGACTGCGCTCGGTTCGCCATACCAAGCCGGTGGCGCACTGCCATTGCCTTCGGGTGCTGCCACCGCTGCCAATCAATCGACGATCATCACGGCTCTTGGATCGCCCCTTCAAGCATCCGGTACATTGGCGACCATTACCAATCCGGTCCCTCTCAAGGGACTTGCTGCGGGTGAGCAGTCTTTATCCAATCCAATCGCAGTACAGCTATCCATAGGCAGCGCAGGGGTTTCTACAGGCACTTCTTGGGCTTCTGGAACAGGCAGTACTAAAAACGCTCCATTTGTCTATTCATACAATTATGTTTTGGACAGTGCTGGCGCTGGCCAGCCCATGCCAGGCAATGCCAGCGGGGTTGTTACTCAACTCGCGTTGACGAGTAGCCGCTGGCAATACGCAGCAGCATCGGGTGGTATCAGCAACACAACGACGGCGGTGACAATCGCATCCGCTGCCGGGGGCTCGCTTCGTAACTACATAACCGGCGTTCAGATATTCTCCGATGCGCTTGGTGCCGCGACCGAGATCGCTGTTCGTGATGGTGCTGCCGGCACGGTACTATGGCGTGGTAAGATCGGAACGGGTGGCATTACTGGCGGTGAATCTGTGGTTTTTCCAGTGCCACTTAAAGGCACCGCTAACACATTAATGGAAGTCGTAACTCTGACGGCCTCTATCACGGGCGCTGTTTATTTCAACGCTCAAGGTTTCACTGGCCTTTAAGATAAGGATATCGGCCTTGAGCGATAATTTCACAACACCCGTTGCGCCGGGCACGGATTTTGCCTCCAAGGAAATAGGCAATGTCCAGTATCCGCAAGGAATAGACGTCGATGAAAGCGGCAATCCGTCGCTTCCGCAATTGCTTGCAGTTCTCGGCACGCTTGGAACACAGACTACGCTGGCTGCGGTTCTGGCGGCTATTGCGACGCTTGATGCGGGCGATGCATCGGCCGCCAATCAGATAACGGGCAATGCATCTCTAGCAACCATTGCTGCGGCACTAGCGGCATCACTCCCACTTCCAACCGGCGCCGCAACGCAAACCACGTTGGCCGCCATCCTGACCGCGATGGCAGCGCCGGTTCTGCCTATAAATCCCGCCACAATCCTTTCCGGACAGGTCAAGATCGCAGTCACCGGGACAGCCATTCAACTCCCGGCCAACGCCTTGAAAAACGGCATTTCGATATTCGCAAATCCCAATAATGCGGCGGCGCTCGTGGTTGGGCCGTCTGGTGTAACCAACACTGTGGACGGCACCGGCAATGGCGATGTTATCCAGCCGGGCGCGGCTCGCGCGTTCGGCGTCTCAAACAGCAATGCGATCTATGTCAACGGCACCGCTGGCGACTGGATTTCTTGGAGTGGAAACTGATGGGCGCGCCTTCGATTCCACCAACGGCGCCAGCCGTCCCTCCGATCATTTCTCAAAGTGTTTCCATTCCTACTGTGCTTGGATGGGATTCAACTAATTATCCGATCAAGCCATTTATTAAATGGATCGGAAATCGCGCCATTGCCGATGCTGGCATTGGTGCAGAAGCGCTTTTTGATATGTTTTCTACCGCGCGATCCGCCCCCGGCGCGACATTTTATGTTTCAGTTACAGGCTCTGATGGCAATCCAGGGACAATAGGATCTCCTTTTGCCACCCCAAAGAAAGCCGTCCAAGCTGCAAATTCTGCTGGCGTGCCGACAAAGGTCATCATGGATGGCGCCAATGGTCGGGACTGGGACTATACGAAAGTCATGTCTTTTGGCGGAACTCTTCCTGCCGTCGATCTTGCTTTTATTGCACGCAATGGTCGCATTAGGATGAGCACTCTCTTCTCTTTTTCAGCTCCCTCACTCGATGGTACTTATCCTAATTGCTATGCCGTCACAAATACCAGTGGATTAGCAACACAGCGTGTCATGGATATGCGCACGCCAGCTATCAGCGGTAATTATCTCGATCTTACTAATGTCGCAACGCCTGCCATTGCCAACATCACGCCGGGCTCGTGGTGCGAATCGGGCGGTATTGTTTATATTCGGCGGCCTGCTGGAGATCCTGTCGTTAATATCAATACACGCATTCTTCTTAATAGCGCCAACATCAAGCTGGGCGCGACGCAATGTAGCTTCTTCATGGGTGGAGAAACGACAGGAGACGGATTTGATTTGGAGGGTGGCACCGGAGGAGTAGCTGGTGGATGCCTATATTCAGGATACACAAGTCTACCAGCCTCGCGGAAAGCGGTAGTATTATTGAATTCAACATTCAAATATGCGGGGGGCGTCAACAATTCAGCGAACCAGCGCGGCGTTACGCTCGATGCCTTGCATGGTATATTCGCCTGCTACGATTGTTCAATTGATGATAATACGACAGATGGCTTCAATCTGCATAATACCGCAGTTGCTGGAGCATTGACATTTGGCCTCACTGTTCGCTGTACGATGAACAATAATGGTAGATATACCAACCAATCAAATAACGGTTGGACGACTCATGAAACGGTAATTGCCATTTCACTAGGAGATATATCTATAAACAGCCATGGTGGTTCGTTTAGATCCATTGGCACTACAAAATCATTTATCGTTGCAGCAAAATCAGGAGATTTTGGCGATATAATATTTGGTGGAGCGCTTCCTCCTACTGCCTACATGACCGATGACACCGCTCAATATTGGCTTTACGCTTGTAGTGATGAACTTCCAGCCTCTGGCCGTGCCGCATATGCCAATACTGGCAGCACGATTTATATTACAAAAGATATATTCAAAGCCACCATTGGGGGTCCAGGAACGATTGCATCATTCTAATCTGCTAACAACTCCACTCCCCCTCGGGCTGTGACCGCAGGTGCACAGCAATGGCGCATCTGCCAGTCTCTTCCCGTCCCGAACCCGAGGCGCATGACAGCAGCGACATGATGAACAGCACCAACGCGAGCGCGACGATGATCCGCATCATCCCCTCCGCAGCACGTAATAATCATGGTCTCGACCGCTCACGACCAAGCGAACTTCGCGCAACCATGCGGGCTTGACGGCCCGCGTCCGATAGAATGTCGCGCGGTGGACGGTATCGCTGAGATGTCCATTGACGGCCATGCGCGCCACGCCCTTTGCCTGCACCCACGATATGAAGTCAGGACTGCTCTTGGGCACGAGGCCCAGCGCTATGCGGCGCATCATCTCGCGGCCGGGATCGTTCTCGTTGCGGCATGAGAAGGCATAGGGGTGCTCGATCACGCCCCGCAGGCCAGACCCATAGCGGCCCGGCAGATTGGCCTTCGCACGATTGAGGTGCACGCTAGCGACATCCATATAGCAGCCGTTCCGATCCTTCGCACCGCGACACTCGCCCCATAGGTTCTGGGTGAGGACATAGACGAGCTGGTCATGCGGCGACAACGGGGACCGCCATGGCTCGTGATGCGCGCGATAGGGCGCCGCATCATCCAGCGCGATCGTGACCCCGTGTGGTCCCTCATGGTGCGGCGTCAAAAGGGATAGAAACGAAGCGCAGAACGCGCCTATAGTCCTGATAGCCATTTCGATGATCTCCCTCATCGTCGGTTAGGCGGTGCATCCAATTTGCCGTTAGGTGCATCGCCGCCCTTGCGGGTTCATCCGCTTTAAGGCGGTTCTCTAAACATCGGGTTAATCAAAAAACGGCCCGCGAGATTGATCCAGCGGGCCGCTTAATTTTCGTCAGTCGCCAAGATTGACCCGACCTGTATAGCGGGCTGGCGACCAACTGTCATGCGATGATCATTCGCCACAACATCGAGACAATTCCTACCCAAAGCAGTACCGACGCCAGCATGATGATCCGCAAGCTCATATCCGATCCTCTCCTGAGCACCCCGGATTTCCCGGTGGCGCATTTAATCAGAGAAGCAAAACAACTACGGATCACGCGCTAAAGGCTATGCATACTCCGAACCGAAATATACCGGAAGAGCCGTTAGCTGTTTGGGCGGCCCATCGATCTTGATGCCCGTGCCAGCGTCGATCGGGCAACCACCGCTCCCACCGTAATACCAGACATTGGACAGGCTTCCCGTACCGGAGAACTGGTGATTGCGAACCCCAGCGCCATCCTGTGCGAATTCGCAATCCACGAACCCGATATTATCCATGAAGAGACCTTTGGGAAAATTGCCGTAATTGCGCAGTAGGCCGCCATAGCCCTTGGTCTTGATCATGCCGCGCACGAACGTGATATTGCACTGATAGGTCGGAACCCCGTACCCATCCATCTTGAAGCCGAACAGGCCAACACAAGGATCGATGAGGGCTGGCGGCGAATCGATGATCGCGAGATTCCAAACAAGAACCTTCGCATCTTGTGCCGCACCATCGAAATCGCCCGGCTGTTTTCCACCAATGCCGAACTCGCAACCATCCTGCTCCGGGCCACCTGTGACTTTCCGCAAATCAGCCGCACCGGGAGATTTCAGCACGATATCGTGCATTGATAGGCCGAGCGTCTTCCAATATCCCGCGTTTGCGTCCTCATTTCCGCCTAGGCCCTGTACATGGTCGGATAAGATCCAGCCGATGTCGAGACCGCAAACCTTGCCGACTGAATCTTTGGGGGACGAGACCGAGGGAAAGCTCGCGGCCTGATCGTTGCGCCAATCCCAGATGACCGCGCTATTGGTATCAACATGCTCAGGCCCATCCTGGATATAGGAGCCCGTGATATTATGCATGGCGCCATTCTGGCGGCGAATGAGTTTGTGGACAGGATTTTCGATCCCGAACTTGAAGAGCGTGTGCTGACCGTGGCTGTTGTTCAGCGGCTGGAGCCGCCCATTAGCTGCCGTGCATTTCTCCCACAAGACGTCGCCCAACCATCGGTCGGGATTGACGGTGGTGTTGCACAGTAGGCCGCCATATGTGCCCACCAGATGCCAGCCACCTGCAATGACGGGAGCGAGGGTAAGGCTATCGGAATTGGCCTGTCCGACCTGCTCGCAATTGGTGAAATCACAATCCACGATGTCCCAAGTCGGTCCTTCGCCGCCGACAATGAGAGGATATTTCTTCGTGTCGATTGAAAGGCCAACACCCTTATTCTTGGACGATGACATGCCCATGCCCTGCGGGACCGCGCGCGCGAACCCGTAGGCGTCACCAGAATGATAGCTGTATGGGGCAGGATTGATCGATGGGATCGCGATGTCGAAGATGTCGCCAAACCCGACGAACTCAATCCCGCGCGCGATATGGTCTCCATCGACCGCATAGAGCAATGCTGGCGTGAGTTGGGATATCTGGCCCGTATAAGTCAGCTTTGGCTTCCGGCCGCCTATTGCTTGCCCATAGAGCGCGACCTGATGCCGGCATAGATCCGCCGAGGTTACGCTCATATCCACGTCAACGATGATGGCCTTTCCGACATTCGCATCGAGGGCGGCGCCCAGCGACTTGTAGGTTGATAGCTTCGGAAACTGACTTGGAGGCGCAGTATAGACGGGCGGCAGGAATGGCGGCCGGAACCCAGCACCAACTGGGCGCGTGCCGGGAGACGTGACGGGCGGTGTGACCGGCGGCACAACCACGGGCGGCACCGTCCCCGCAACCGTCAGCGTCCAGCGCGGCGACTGCCCGACCGCGCCTTTGCTGTCCCGGACCTGTGCGATCAGATTCTTGAACGCACCCGCGCTCTTGAGCGGACCCGTCACGGTCGCGTCATTGCCATTGACGGTGATGATCAAGCCGGGATTGGAGCCTTTGAAGCCCGCTGCGACATAGGGTGGTGTTCCGCCCGTGATGGTGAATGTGGCGCTGTAGGTTGAGCCGACTGGGGCTTTCGTGGGCGGAGTCCCGGTGAGGATTGGAGTGGTCATGATGGCGTTCCCTGATTGGCTGAGACGGTGTACGCTTATTTTGGCTGTGGACCTATGGCGGTCTCGTGCCTATCCATGCCTAGCCTCCTCACGAGTGCGGCATCGATCATGGCGCGCCAGATTTGTAGGGCAGCGATTGGTATCGGGACGGTCGACGTGATGTTGGCGCCGATCTCTACCATCTCTGGCGTAGGCTCGCGCATAGCCTCGATCGCGACAGAGGCCATTCTCAAAGCGGCCTCGCGACAATCATCAAAAGTGCGGATTTCACCGGGTTCCTCATTGTCCAGGACATGCTGATGGATCGCTCGCGCTACCTGCTCCACCACCCTACTCGTCACGATCGGCCTCCAGTGCTTGGCGGGCGCGGATAAGGTCTCCGACTGAGATGAAGCACGAAGCTGCTTGGCCGCCGACCGGCAAGGGTGTTTCGTCTAACAGACCATCGATCCCAATGCCCACGATGTGCATATATGCCTGATGAAATTGTTCGCACAGCGACGCAAAAGGTTGAAGCCTCTCCCGCAACATATCTCGCTCAGCCTTCAGTGCCAGGAGCATTTCGGCGGCGCGTGGGCCATCGGGATTCCAAAGTGGCGTCCAAGTCCCAAACTCGTCGCGGACCGTGGAGGTCTCTTGCAACCGCTCTACCATCACGTCAATGTCGGTCATGGGCGCGGGCCTCCTACGCTCGGTATTGGCTTACGTGGACATATCGGCGACTGGCATGTCTGCTCGCTAGTTGGAGGACAGATGCACCCAGCCGGGATGTGTGGAATCAAGATGCCACCACTTAGGTTAGGCACACCAGGCGTCAGAGCGCGCTGGAGCTTGCAGCCAAAAGTAAGGCATTCGATCGCCGCGCATCCGCACGCCTGCACGTCTTTCATCACACCGCTCCCGAAGCTGGCGGGGATGGTAGGGGCGTCCAGTGGGTGGCTGAATCATTCAGTATGTCAGTGTCGGTTTCCCACGATGACCCCATGCCAGGTGCCGAGAACCACCAGCCAACAACGACATCAATATATTCAGGGATGGGGCTGCTCGAAATGGGCCGCCAGCCCATGACGGCAGACTGCGAACCATCTGGCCCGCAGCGTTCAACCCGAGCGTTCCAAGCCGCGCTTGCAGATGCTTCGTCCGACCCTTTTGCGCGCGGTACGACGTGACAGTCAGTCCCCACGCACGAGATCCAACAGCCTAAAGCGCTGCCTCCAAACGGGCCGCGATGGACGAGTCCCTCACCCCCACAAAACGGGCATCCCTTGAGATCGGCCGCAGCGATGGCCTGGCGATCACTCATCGCTTGTACTCCACAACAAGAAACAGCGCTAAGCCAGCGGCAACAAGTGCTGCGGCGATGGCGACGAAATAACCGCCATTCTGTGCACAGCCGCCGGAAACCATAGTGGCGGCGACGGTGCATATGCCGAGCGGAATGCAGGTATCAGCCTTGCTCACAACCGAACCCCCTTCCGCCGATAGCCCGGCTCCCCGACGACGCCGGCCCACCATTCCCAGGTGTGGCTCGTTTTGCGGGTGGTCATGCTGCGATTCCTGCAAATGACGGTTGAGCGATGTGACGTGCCGCCGATGCCGGCTGGTTGATCCACAGGACTTCGGTGCGCTCGCGGGCACCGTCTGCCAGTGCGAGACGCTCGACGCGCTCCCAGCCCGTCAGGGCATGGTCATACATCGGTGTCGGATAGCCGGAGAGGACGACCATACCTTTGAGCGTCGGCAGAAAGTCGAGCAGCTTGCGGTGATCGTCATCCGTCATCTCGTGCGCGTAATTCTTCCGCGTCGAGTTTTTCGCCTTCGACCTGGTTGCGTGGACATAGGGCGGATCGACGTAGTGCAGCGTCGTCGGCTGATCCTGTTGGGCCATGACCTCGATCGCCGGGCGATGTTCGATTACAAGGCCACGAACGCGCCATATGATCAGTTCAAGCGCCTCATTGTAGTTCGTCCAATCGCCGGCCGGCGTGGTGCCTGAGCGATTGCTGTTCGCGCGAAAGCCTGTCGGGCGCGCGTTGTTATGCCCACCCGAACCGAAGCCCATGAACGACCGGATGATGAGCCGGCGCGCCTTCTCGACGGGATCGTTCGTCGGGAGATAAGCCTCATTAAATTCGGTGCGGGCGAACGGTGTGTGCAGCACGGCGAAGTGGAGTGCCTCCGACTGCTCATCGTCCCGGATCACCCGAAACAGGTTCACCACGTCATCGTCGAGATCGTTGTAAACCTCGGCATAGGAGCGCTCTTTGCGGATCAGGACCGAGGCTGCTCCACCAAACGGCTCGACATAGGTCCGATGCGGCGGAAAGTGCGAGATGATCCACGGCGCCAGGAGCCATTTGCCGCCATGCCAACGGAGGAGCGGACGGGACGACGCGGGCATTTTCGCCATCACTCCCCCGCCTCCGCGCGCGCGACAGTGGAGATGGGTTTCCCGTGACACCGAGCCCGTGGCCCCGCGCAACCCCAACATGGATTTCTGCCGGCCGATACTTCGGCCATCACGACAACACCGCCGAGCAGGCATGTTTGCGGAACATAACCCTGCATCTTTGCCATGCCTAACTGCCAGTCGTCCTGATCGGCTTCGGCTAGCTCAAAGTAATGCGCTTTCATCACCCCACCTCCCGATCTGCGGAGCGCGCGAGGGCGGGGAAGGGCACGACGAACCACGCATCCTCGTCTTCTTTATGAACGGCTTCCGCATCTTGTCGGCGGGCATAGCGCGTCGCGCACTCGCAGTCGTCAGTCCACGCTGAAAATCCATCGCGCCATGTGCGAAACCGTCTGCCGTCACCGGATTTCACAACCCACCCTCGCAAGTCCGCTGGCGACGCGATGGCTGCGGCTCGATATTGCTCCAGAAATGCCGCCCGATCAGCTTCGGTGTGTGCCTGCCATTCTTCGGCGGTCGGAAAATGCAAGGGTTCGGCTGTTCGTGGCGGCGCGATGGTGGAGAGGATTGCGTCGGCATACACTCCATCGACCCAAATATGCTCGGCAACGAAGAATTCTGCTCTTTCATGGGGGAGCGACGGCATCACCCGCAAAGCCTCTTGGGCCTCGCGTTTGGTCGCGAAACGAGCAGCGTGGTCTACGTCGCTGGTCTGCCCGCCGAGGCAATATCTTCCGGTCAGATAGAGCGATGGTGAACAGCGGCGTTCGATTAGCCAGTGCGCATCCCGCTCCACCTCGCTCGCAGAGGGTTGGGAGGTGGCGGCAAGGCACGCTAGGACGCTAAGGGCAGGCTCTAACGCGCCCAGCACCGGCTCGTAAACGCCTTTGAGATGGCTGTTACGCTCCTTTTCGGCAAGCACGTCTTTTCGCGCCTGCTGAAGCACTCCGCGAGCTTCGATAATGCCACCGAGCGGCGTTGACCAATGGGGCGCAGGCGCGGCCTCCACGGGCTTCAAGGCGCGGATTGCATTAGTAATATTGATCGATGCGAACATTCGATCTCTGCTACTTAGAGCAGGCTGAGACGTGCACCATTTTTCCGCCACCTTAGCAGCCGCCTCGACGCCTTCCGCGAAGCCGGACGCTTGCGCCTCGGGCTGCGGTGCTGGGGATGCGGCGAGCATATCAGACCAGCGCTCACGGACATCGTCTTTCAAATCGCTCCATGGGGCCCCTCTTGGTGGGCCTTCCCATGTAGCCGCATCTACCATCGCCTCAGTCGGCTCGATCGGCACGAGCGCGTAACCTTCGGGGATCGTCACAGCCTCCGCGCGGGTGGTCTCGTCGGTCATGCGTCTTGCTCCCGGTAGCTAATCCAGACGGTCTTATCGGGCGTTTGGATGGTGTAGCTGTCTTGGCCCAAGGCCTCACGCAATCTACCGGCGATAAGAGACGCATGTCCGAACAAGCCTTCTGGGCTCATCGGGAAGCGCGGATAGTTGATGACGCCGACAATTACGCCGATCTCGTCATCCCCTCGATAAACGTAGGTCGACTCTGTTACCGTGATGCAAAAGCCAATGTCATCACAATACTCGCGGCATACCTGCTGCGCTTTCCATGGATCGCCAGCGATGAAGATGCTGATCTGATAGCTAGGGCACTCCTTGCGGATCATTTCCCGCCCTCGTTTTGATTGATGGCGGGAATTGCCACCCAATGCCGCGTGGGGAGCCATTTTTGGTGCGTGTAGGATTTCCCGCCTTCTTCATCTTCGAACTCAATGAGGGTACTGCGCGAGTTGCTTTCGATCACGACGCCTTCGCGTTCGTCAGCGAAAACGCAGCGGACCCGCTGGCGCGGTTGGTGAGGCGTTGATGGCGTGTCGTTCATAGCGAGCATACCCGGCAACCGCCGGCCTCCATGCGTTCACGGGTTAGTCGATTAAGGCTAGTAGTCGGCACGCGGCCCTCGTCGAAAGCGTAATGCAGGTCCGCCAATCCAGTGGGCCAGCTATCACGACCGGGCGTCCGATACGTGTGGCCGAACTCGGTTTCATCCGACACGGCGTCCATGAAGATATCACGGTGATCCCTCCACAGTTCGAACCACTCGCCGATGCGCTGGTGGTAGCAACGCGCGCAGTCCGTTCGGCGCGGAATGGTTATTCCGTTTTCTGCGTTGAATGCGTGAACCATCGGGTCGTTCATGCCCCATTCTCGCAAGGGGAAGCGCATGGTAACGCCCGGAATATCGTCATATGCGCCGCCCGCTCTGCCGGGCTCATCCGCACGAAGGCCGACATAGGACACAATCGGACCGTGTGCCGCTTGGCGAGAGAGCCACGCCTTATAGGGCTCGATTTTAAGCTTGCGGGTGCAGAACCGTGCCCGAAAGTTGGGAAGCATTCCCTCCTGCCGGATCAGCGCTGACAGGGTATTCGTGATCACTGGCGTAATACGCTTGCCAAGCCGATCGCCCAGCTCGCGCCAATGGTCGAACATTTCGGGAAGCTCGTCCCCGGTTGGCGTGCAGACGTAGGTATATGGGCGCGGCTCAACCTGCTGAAGCTTCACAGCCAAGCATGAGCTATCGTCACCGCCAGACAGGGCGACAACATGGCCCACGCCGTCAGCGTCACGCTCTATGAGATTTGGAACGCTCACGCCTTCACCTCCCGCGCCGAGGCGGCGAGAGCGGATGTCGGCAGCAACGGTATCGGCGCCCAAACGAACGGCCCGTCCCCAGGCCACCGTTTCCATTGAAGGCCATCATTCCAGTGCCAATGCATTCGATCCCATTGCATCACGAAAGGATACATCCACGCCGTGTTTGCAGCGGTGCGGTCAAGGCCAACAATGAGCGTGCCATCTCGGGGCGCGGTCTCGATCGATTGCCACGCCACCACGTCACCGGATGCCGACGATAGCGCGGTGAGGCGGTGGGCTATCAGTTCTGGAAGTTTAGCCCGAACCGGATCTTCATACACGCTGCCATCGTCAGATGTGTAAGCATCAGAGCCCAATGATGCAGCGATCTTGTCGAGTAAGCCTGTGTAATATTCTTCGTTGCGGCTGAACTGCGTGGCGGTTTCAACCCACGCATCCCGCTCGCGGATAGCATCTTCAAGTGTTTTGGGGATGCCTAGTTGTTCAATATAGCCAGCGAGGTTGTGTGCCTGCTCAACATTCACGTCGGTCATGATTTATCTCCAAGGGCGCTAAACCAAATCTCGAAAGCCGTTGAAGTGAGCTCCTGATCGTGCGGGATGCCGATCAGGTCGGCGATGCGATCGACCATGCGATTTTGGTCGACGTGTTCTTCGTCGAAGACACGGGCTTCCATCTCAAGCTCTTCGATCCGCCCCGCTTGCCGCTCCACCTCATCGAGCAGGGCGGGCAATGCGACCGCGATGTCCCGCAACCTATCCGCCATGAATAGGCCGTCGCTCAGGCCAGCGACATCCGCCGGCACTTTAAACCCAACAATGCGGTGCCCGCTGTCGCCACGAACCGGATGGTTGGCGAGGTTGCCCGACAGGAGGGGCTCGCATCCCTCCAGAAGCTCGCGCAGCTTGGCGGTATTCATGCGGCACCTGCCTGATTGAGAGCTGCCTTGTGTCTCGGAAGGCACGTCTTGAAATAGTGGTTAGTGCCGTGCTGCTGTCCACAGACGTGACAGCCGCCAACGGTCTTACCGACCTCCGACTTAACCGCATCGCTGCACCCGGCGCATATGTACTCATGGCCAAAGCCACCCGCTGCGTATGGATCGCAATCGCCCTGTTCGTATCGATCATCACGTTGGATGACTACATGGCAGTTGGGCGCATTACCGGCCGCGTGGGCTCTCGCATTGACGCAGCGGTGAACCTTCTTTGCGGTCCTAATGACGGGTGCGGAGACGCAGCTATCAGTCATAGCAGCGCGATCCCTTTGTCGTGCAGCGCCACATGCCCATATGTTTCGATGATCAGCCCGGCCGCAACGAGGTCACGGCGGACAGTTGGCCCGACCGGTTCCCAATCATCGTCAAAGGCCTCGATCGGGAGCAGTGATTGCCCGGTGTTGTGGATATACTGGACGTATTTCCGAAGATGATCATTTGCCATCACACGCCCTTTCCGGCGCGGGCGCGGAGGGCTAGCGAGATTATCGCCCATTCCGATGCCGCCTTTCTAAAGAGCGTGCTATACTCACCGACAGGCTCGTTTATGGCCCTGTGTGCCAGACTTATCATTTCGATCTCGACCTGCTCAGCGAGTCCCGCCATCGCTGCGCCCGCCTCTGGGGTGGTCATTTCGGATCCTCCCGCCCAGGCCGCCACCCATCGGTGACCTCATTCAGCACCATAACGGCGATCCTCGGAGGCCGCTTCTCACCCGACAGCCAAGCGTCCAGCGTCCGCAGTCCCACATGGATCAGCTTCGCCATCGGCTGACGTCGCAAGCCCGTCGCACTGAGCGCCGCTTGCGTGATCGTGGCCGTGTCGTGATTTTTCTCGTGGGTCAAAGCTCGATACCCCGCCGAATCGCATCGGCGATCTCATCGCCATGCTGGTAAAGTTCCCATGCCAAAACCGCGATGGCGAATAGGCCAACGGCGACAAAGCCAAGTTCGTAGATGATGTGCATGGTCAATATCCCTTATCTTCGCGGAGCATCTCCGCACGCTGCTCGGCCCGATATTCGGCTGCTAGGATTTTATCGTAGAGATAGTCCTGATAGCATTCCTCAAGCAGTTCATCGTCCTCAAGGAAGTGGTCTGGGATATCGCCGTCGATCCCTGTCGGCGAGATGCTGATGATTTCCACCATATCCGGGCAGGCTGGATCGACCATCGTCTGCGGCGAACCTTTGTGAATGGCGTAGACGACCTTGGCGCCAGCCTCGCACTCATTGCCCGCGCTATCGTGCCAGATCAGGATCGTGGATAGGGTTCGCTCGGTCATGACTGGTGCTCCAGCTCACGACCACGCTTGATGCCAGCGAGACAGCACTTCACGACACGGCCTTTGTCATCATATTCGCCGGCAAGCACATCATCGGTCACGCCGCGATAGAATGTCTCGGCAGCCACCTTCCGCGCCTCGATCAGATCGGGATCGACTGGGTTGGGCAATTCAGCCACGATCGCAGCCGTACGCAATACGAAGTCCTGCACGTAGTCATGCGAGCCATGCTTGACGTGATCGGCATGAAGGTCGCGGACCAGTTCCACCATCCGCTCTACCAAATCCTGGTGCAGCACGAACTTGCTCTCGACGATTCCGAGCTTTTCGAGATGGCCAAGTGCAGCCGATATCGCGTTGCTGTGGCCATTATTATGGGCAGTATCGATCGCGATCGTTGTCCTGCCTTCGGCGGCTATCTGGTGATATAGATCGCTCACGACGCACTCCCCAGAAGATGCTGAACCCGAACGCCAAGTTCAGTCGGATGCTGGACACACGCCATCATGGTGCGACCAAACCCAAGCGCCATCGGGCTATCCGCTAAACCCTTTTTGGCGAGACTATTGCGCGCTCGCGTCAGGCTTGGGTCGTAGTTGCCCTTGCCGTCCTCGCGGAGCTGGCGGAGTGCATTGCGCTCCTTCGCGGATAGCCTATCCAGCATGTTGCTGGCTTCCCAATCGATCGTCACAACAATTCCCCAATCCTTTGAGCCAATTCCTCGGCATCCCGCATGGCGCGCAATTGATCAGCAGCCTGCCGAACTAACTTACTGGCCAGTATGGCGCTAAGGGCGAGATCGCGGCTTCCCGCCATCCTGTAGCCATCCGCGCGAGCGTTAAGCGCATCGGCGTCAAGATCCAGCTTGCGGGCCATTTCGCGATATTTGTCCATTAGAATGCCTCTTCGACGAACATGCGGTCCATCATGCAATCTTCTGCATGATGATGAACCCGATCGTAAGGCATGTTGATCCGCCCATCAGAAAGATGGATCCCACTATCAAAAATGGGAGCGGATCATTCCAATTGATCATCGTCAATCTCCTTGGCGGCCACCCATCCTATGCGGATCAGGCGTTGGGGCGATAATACACAACGCCCAACGGACAGCAAGCGGATAATGCGCGACGGGCAGATTATTATTAGCGGATCAAATATGGATCTCGCCTGCGCGTAGCATCTCGGCTACTCGCTTAAGATATGCCAGATGCTGCCCGGCACGGCCATCGGTGGGAATAATTGCCTGCACCATGCGAGCCGCAACCAGATTCGGCGGTGATGCAAAACATGATCCACCATTCATGCATCGCCCATGATAGGAACAATCTGGCGCATAGCCCTCGCACGCCAGCATCGCCGTTCCGAAGCGGACGGGATCGGCGTCATGGCGAAGGTCAATCTCGCGGGTCTTTACGATACCCTCCAAACCTGAACCCCAGCCTCTATGCAGCGTCGGCACATATCGGCAGTCCCAGAGCCTCCCGGAAATCCAACCGCGAAATCTGGTTGCCCCTCCGCCAACATCCGCGCATTGCGAGCTGGCCCAGCCGCAGCGTTGTAAGGTGCGCCCGATCGCGTGAACAACACTACCGCACCGGGAGCCTCAATGTCGTTCCAATCCGCTTCGTAGGTCTCGACCTCGATGCCATTGCATTCGGCCCATTGCCGGCAGAGCCAGTCCGCGCCCCAGCGATCACCGGTCTTGCGATCATAGCTGATCTGGCCGCCCTCGATCAGCACTGCGATTCCATGCTTGCGATGGACGGCTGACAGAACGCGCTCGACCAAGGCGGCATCGGTGAAGTCTCGGCCTCCCGTGACGAGTAGGCGGATCATTCTGACAGCCTCCGAACGAATGCCGCGAACACCTTATGCCGACGCTCTGCCACAGCGCCGTCTCCCCACTTTTTGCTTTGACGCCGGATGCGCGACCATACTGCGCGCTCGGCCTTGGTGAGACGACGCCAACAATAGCGGCATATGAATTGATAGCTGGCCGATCCCCACCAACGGATTATCGTATCTTCGTGATGCCATCTCGGGCAACGGGCAACAGCGCAATGGACCTTACGCACCATTCTTCCAAACGAATGCTGGTAATTCTCCTATTGGGAAAATCCAGAGATGCCGCATATTAGCGACGTTCACGACTAGATTATCAGGCGGAAACGTTTCGACAGCAACATGATCAGCATAGCCGGCCTCTCCTTTAAGGCGCTGCAAATCGTCCCATGTGATATCTTCGCGCCAACGTTTTTGACGTTCATCCCATTCGGTACGATTGGCTGATAAGCGAATCATCCCATTTTGTTCAAACACTTGAACCAAAAATGTGCGCGATCGAAAAACAGCAATTCTCATCTCGCCATCGTGCGGCCATATTGCCGGATCAATCGGACGCAATGTTGAAGGATATGAAAGATTATCACGACGCATCTGGCGTAATTGGCTGCTAGTCGGATTCATCGCCGCAGCATCTCCCGCTCGATCACAATGTTATCGCCGCCCTCTCGTTTGGCGGCCCGCACAGCATCCGCATCGGATGGAAAAGGGATATTACCGTAATGACCGAGCTTGGCGAGATGAACGCCATCGCAGCCTTTCCGCGCCGTTATGAGATAGCTCACCGATGGCCGCCATCGCCATACTTCGCCCGTCGCGTAATCCAGGCTCGCGCTCGGATGTCGGTCACCTCCTCGGATGACTTCGGCACCGGCCGCTTGCGAGGCGCTTGGCCCGGCAGATAGGGGCCATCGTCCAAGCCGGTGTTGTCTGGGCGATTGTCGGCTAGCAGTTCGGAGATGCGCTGTTGAAGGCACACGAGGCCATCCATGTTGTAGATCAGGGGAGTTTTCACAATTTCCACCCAAGCCCGAGTTCATATCGGAGCTGACGCGTCTTCTCGATCATCTTGGCATGCTCCGCCGCACGCCTCTGAGGCCCCGGCTTAGCGCGATTGATCTTCGGCTTCGGCTTCAGCAGATTGTAGAGCCAGTGGGGCATCTCAGTCCTCCTTCGCGGTTAGCTTTGAAGCGATATACTCACAAGCGGAAACCCAGCCGAATCCATAGGCTGGACTGTCATCAGGTGAGCCGGACATGCGCGCGGCCTTATGGACGATCGCCAGCATTTCGGCCCGCATCTCACCCATCCGCAACCCCATCGCCTCCACGGTATCGCGCAACTGCATCGCACTGCGAATCGTGCCGCTGGGATCGCAGTTCGTCTCGATCATCATGATGTAGCGGCGGACGTTTTCGGGGAGGGTGGCGAATTGCTCGGGGGAGATGCGGGGGCGATTCTCAGTCACGCTGGAAACTCCTGCACCATCAGATCATCTGGGATCGGGCCTTTGTTACGCGTCTGCTTGAAAAAGAACGCCGTCTCGCTCTGCGCGCAGATATCACGATGATGCCTCGACCAGTCGAGATCGCCGTGCCGCGCCTTGGATCCACCGCTTTCGTAACCAGCAATCCACCAATCCAAGCATCTAAGCTTTTCAAGGCCGGGAGAGAATTTGCCAATCGACAAAATGCCAGCCGCAATATCAAGCGTAAGCATTCCGCGCGCTGGATCAATCGGACCGAGAAGAGGCTCAGCCGACACGCCGATGATAGCAACGCCGGCCATTGCCTTCAGCCACATGAGCCATGGCACGCGTCGGTCAAATTCCTCTTGGTTTTCAGTCGTGGTAAGCAGCCAGATATGCTTCGGCCAATTAGTCAGCCAAGATGGCGGAACGAGCTTCGGAAGATTCTGTGGGCGCTTAGTCACGAGGATCAAATCCAAGTGCGTAGCTCGCTCCATCGCGGCCCATGCTTCATCGCGCCATGAATCGATTGAGTGGTGATTGTCGCCTACGTCCGATAGGCTGTTGATGAATATGCGGCGACGGCGACCAAGCTTCGGATCGATGCCGCCATTCTTTTCGGCGGCGCGCTGGAATTTCTCCAAAAGCAGCCATCCGGCTTTAACCCTATGGCGATCTGCGTGCGGTCCCCATTCTCCGCCTAGCCGCGTGGTGACGAGCGATTCTGCATAGCAATTGTCACATGCCGCTGTCAGTTTCGTGCATCCCCACCATAAATTTGCGGTGCTGTCGCACCACCCAATACCTGTTTCCTCAGCCATTTACCGCACCACCCCACACCCCGGACACTTCGTCCCCTTGCCGACATCATGACTCAGCGAACAGGGCGCATCCATCGCCGCTGCCTCCGCGATAATCACCACCATCATATCGCTAGATGCGCGGAGGTAGGCTCTGGAGAGACGCGCGAGCAGCAGCGCGTGGGCTTCATTGCCACATTCGCCAGCCTCTGTGCCGAATGCGTCGCCCATGATCCGCGCGGCTTTGGCGTGGGCTAGGAGGGCGCTCATTCGATCCGCCCTCCACGCAAATTGACCATCATCGTGTTCGATCCGTCCGGCAGGATCGCGAGGACATATCCTTCGCTCTGGAATTTGCCGCGTGTTCCCGGCTCATAGGCCGCTTCGAATACGGCCCACCGAGGCCTGTTCGCGACACCTCGCATATTGGCGTAAGTACCTCGGACCATTTCTCCATCCACCAGCGTGATGATCGCGCCGAACGGGATTGGCTCCGGGCCAATTGGGATGTCGTCGTGGTAGACCATCACCCTTTCGCCTTGATTGCGGCGATGACCTCATGCGCATGCTCAATCAGCGCGTCACCATCGGCCTCGCTCAACTCCTTGCGCAATGCGGAGACGTTGGCGTTGATCTTCATAATATCATCGCCGCAATCGTCGATCACCTGCTTCGCGGTTTCGAGCGAAGTGGCCTCGCCTATTTCTTCATCGCCGACACCTTCCTGCGCATCTAGGATTTCGCCGATCTCGGCATCGTGGGGTATGTCAGAGACGACATCATCCTCGCGCGCCTGTTCCTCTATCATTTGCGTAACATTCTTGAGTTCCCGCACTTCGCTGGCTGCGCCCTTGATGCCGATGCTTTGGATTTCATCGGGAGTATAGACCCCCATCAGCACCTCGGGCGCGTGGAGGCGCACCCAAGCGCGGCTGGCGTAATAGCCGATCTGCTGTTCGGGGTCTTGCTTCCACAATGGGCTGTTGCGGGTGGTGATATTCTTGATCGCGACACGGCGTTTCTTGATATCCGGTTCACCCTTGATCTTGCCCGAAACGGTCACGACCAGATCATTGCCTTCGCCCTGCCAGTCGAATTTTAGGCGCCCATCCAGAACGCCGCTCGAATTGATGACGGCGTTGACGAGCTGGGCTTCATAGGCGATGCGATCCGAAACAAAGTATGACTTGGAAGCCACACTAAAAACGTCCATGGCCCAACGACTTGCCTGCATAACGACCGCGAGACAGTCGCCAGCCTTATTACGCAAATGTGGCGGCACGAAATTGCTGGATGCCATCAATTTAGCTAATTCCATCGCCTCGCCCATGTTGGTCGGCTGGAACATGGCGCGATTGACACCGGCGGCGATGTTCTGGCTTTCCATGGCCTTCAGAACGGGGGCATCAAAACGTTTCAAAGGACTTTCTTCAATTGTAGCGGGGGAATTGGTAGCCATAATGCATCTCCTTAAAATGGGGTGTCCCAGCCGTCTTCGTCTAAGACACTTTCTCGCTCGCGTTTTTTCAACCGCTTCCGCGCTGTCTCGCGCGCATGATCATTTTGCGTCAACGCGCCACGTTTCACTAATTCCGCATCGATCGCCGCCTGCGCGAAACTGCGGTTCGGCTCAGACAACATGCAACACGATATCCAGAGCCCGCGCAATTTGAATATCCCGAAATTCCGCATGACAGCGCGTTGCTGTGCTTCAGTTTGGATCACTGGCCGATCGGGATCATAGGGGCGCGGGCGGAAGGTCATTCGTCTACGCCATCGAAAACAGCCTCATGCTCAAACGTGAGCGAGAGACCGCACACTTGGCACTGTCCGGAGTATCGGACGTTTACCGATCCTTCTTCGGCACCGTAGATTTCATAATCCTCGCGCAGCGTGCTTTCTGGCTCGCGCGCTTCAGCGCTTGAGACAAGTGCGTCAAGATGTTGCCACTGCTCTTGTGGCACGTTGCCATAAGCAGTGTTGGCATCCTTGCGAAGCTGCTCCACTTCGCGCTCATGGCGACGGTGACAGCGGGGGCAGTCTGCCCAATTATCAGCGCTCATTTCTGCGAATACTCCACACCGTTGAAGTCCACGCCTTCATCGATCAGCCGCGCTTCGTAGCCCGGAAGTCCGCACGGCGCAGGCGTGTCCGCGTAGCCGGGCCAATGCTCAGCCTCGACGCCGCGCGCCAGACATTCCGAAAACGTGTTCATGGCGCGGCGATAGAGATGCTTTCCCCGCTGCACGTCTTCGGCCGGCAGAGTCCAGAGCGCGACCGGAATGTAGGCACCAGGTTGCCACTTGGTCGGCTTCTCGATGACGAGATGTTGAAATACGCGCTCCGGATCTGGCCCGAAAAGCTGATCCACAACATCAAACTGCATTGCCGCCGCCAAGTCATAACGACGCTCTTTTATCGCCCGTGAGAAGCCTTCATAGCTGGCATCTGCGGCGGTCTTGACGTCCATAAGAACGCGCTTCTTATGCGGCAGCCAATCTGGCCGGCAACGACGCCAAACTCCAAGCTTCGGATCTGGCGCGGCCAACGTCACCTCGGGTTCGCCGTTGCTAAGCAAGAGGTTCGCCACGCGGTTTTTTCGGACCTCCGCCACCATGGCATTGATCAGGATGGCATCGTCTGCGCCGATCAGCGTCATGCCCGCTTCCTGTGCCTCATTGGCTTCGTCAATCGCGATGGCCTGTTTGACGCTGGCCGCTCGATTGAAACCTTCTGGCAGCACATGATAATAGCCCGGCTTCTGCCACCGATCCGACAGCAACAGCGCGTCATGGAGAGCACGGCCGAAGCGCAGCGCATCTGTATCCTCGTGCTGCCTTCGATTCGGATTGAGCGGACTGTCCTCCCAGTAGTGACGCGGCGTGCAGCCCTTGGTGCCGCGCCCCGTCATGCGCTTGGCTCCGGTCGGCGACAGCGATGGTGATGGGCAAATTTCTGTTCGATGATAGAGTTCAATGTCGATATCAGAATACGCGCCGGCCTTCTGGATCAGCGCGCCTTTCGGTTCCCATGGCGCATCGATCTTGGGCTCTGCCTTGGGCGCGCGCTCGCGACCCATGTCGGCGAGGAAATCGTCAACAGCAACCTCAGAATTTCCCTCTGCAAACGGATTGGTCTTCGTCATCACTCGCTCCTGTCCAAATAAATCCTCGGCCAGCAACCGACGCGCATGAACCGCAGATACGGCCAATGCAGGCAGACGGCAGATATCTGCACTTCGAAGCCGATCGCGCCTTTGAATGCTATCAGGCGCATCGCGATCTTCCCGCATTTGCGGCACTGGCGATCGTCTCCAGCCCCCAAAGGACCGTGCCTTGCGGACGTCCGCCAGTGTTAGCGCAGTCGAAGGCATCGGCGATTCTCTTGAGTGAAATGGCGATCGAAGCCTGAATAAGCTGCTCGTTATCAATGGCTCCGATTTTGAAAGCGGCAGATTCAAAAGATGCGATGCCGCTGACATCTGATTCCTCGGTCATATGTCTTTCTCCGGCTCATCGCGGCGGCTAGATGTGTGTTCAATCCAGTCTCCGTCAGATCGAACGACGCGAACTGTGATGCGCTGCACGATGCCATATTCAGCTATCGTTGCTCGCACGGCAGCTATCATCGCATGTTCAGGATGCTCAAATGCGCTGATGTCTAGATCGGCAATCGCCATCATTTTCCCTTTCTTCGCATGATTCCACGCCTGAAAAACGACATCACATCGTTTCAGGAAAGCATTGATCTCGGGGAAGCATGGCGTTTTACGGCCTTCACCATTGTTGATGTGTACAATCTCATGGATGCAGTGCGCACGCAGATTGTCGATCGCCTGTTCCAATGGCTCGGCTGGATGAAGGGTCATTGTCATCACCAAGTAACCTTGCAGGCCGGCACAAGCCCATTCGCCAACGCCAGAGCAATCGCCTTCGCGGGCTTCTCATCGATTCCGCCAGCCTCCATGATCGCGGCCTTGATGGCGGACAGCACCTTGAGCTTGTGGGCGCGATCCTCGTCCCGCACCTTCTGGGCTGCAGCTTCGTCGGCGATGCGCGTAGCCTCTGCAGCATCATCCGCATCCCGTTGCCGCTGGATTTCAGCGAGACGATTGATCTCTGCTTGGTGCTCGCGTTCGATGGTATCGAAGCGGTCACGCTCGGCCCGTAGCGCGGCCTCATGCTCACGCTGGCGGCCGGTAGCAGCGTTCTGCTCGGCTTGGCGTTCAGCCTCGCGCTCCTGCTCCAAGCGGCTTCGTTCGGCTTCAGCGGCCTGCATAGCGGCAATGCGCTTGCCCTCCTCGATCGCCGCCAGTTCAGCCTCGCGAGCGGCAATGGCACGCCGTTCCTCTTCGGCTTCAGCTTCAGCCAATTCGGCCGCTTCACGTTCTGCCGTCTCGCGTGCCTCGCGCTCAGCCGCTTCGATATCGGCCAATCGCTGGCGCTCTGCCTCCGCTGCCTCCAAGGCCGCCAACCTAGCCGCATCGTCCTCCGCCTTCTTGAGGCGATTGAACGCTCTGCCCAGCGCCTCCACGGCGGCTGTCTTGGCATCCTGCGCCGTGTCCAGCATGTCGCCGAACAGGTCTGGATCCAGTTCGATCTCCCATACCTCGGCACCGCGCTGGCGGACGGTTTCGGAGGTGTCATCCTCGGCGATCAATCCGGCTGATTTCAGGTTGGCAATGACGGCGTTGCATTTGGTGATGCGGGCTTCCTCGGCGGTCTCCCAATCCGTCAGCGGCTTGCGAACCTCGGCAGCAAGCGTGTCCAACTCGGCCACCATCTTCTTGCGGCTCTCATTGACCAGCGCGATCGTCTTGCGCGCTTCCTCCGTCAGTCCAAGCCCCGCCTTGTCGAGCGTGGTTTTTGATTTCGTAACCCGGAACGCAAGTGAGCGAATCGCATCTCGACCTTTTGGAGTCGTGACATCCGGCACATGCTTGGCCGTCTCGGCCTTCATGCGGGCATAGAAGTCGCTGTATTGCTTGCCGTCCGTAAAGACTGCAATCGGATTGGCCTGCACGGTTTCAACCAGCGCGCCAACGCCTATTTCGGCAGTATCCTCGCTGATCGGCTCAGGCTGTGGTGCGCGAGCCCGTGGACGCTTCGGCTTGGCGGGTTCGGGCATGAACAAATCTTCCGACATCTCAATTTCCTCTGAGGCTATCACCACCGTCGATCGCACCAACGGTAGAGGGGCATCAGTCAGGTGCGGGGATTAGCCGCGCGTCATGGAAATAGCCCTCCTTTCCTAGCTGTCGCTATCACTGCTCAGCCATCGCACGGCTGGGCAGGGGAGCATCAGTTTACTATAGACCCGTCCCCGTCCCCGTCCCCGGACCCGTCCCCGGACCCGTCCCCGTACCCGGACCCGGACCCGTCCCCGGACCCGGACCCGATTACTTGTTCCACGTTGCGGTCCTGAGATTGGCGTCCGCGGTCTCGCTACATTCACTGATTTCGATAGCCTCAGTAAGCAGAATGCTCGGCACCTGTTCACTGACTCGACTCCCCTTTCCAATGCCGTTCAATGCAATCTCATGCAGCGTATTACGCCCCTGCCAACTCCAGATCCGGCGAGCGTTAGTCAAGGTAACCTCTTTTCCCTCCCGACTCTGCAGAATCCCGTAATGCACCCCCGCACTATACGTCCTGACAATCACCGGTTTGTTCATCGCTCTATCTCCCTTTGATATTGGTCCGATTCGGAATGAACCGGACGATTCTAAGCTACTGCAATCGTCTCGCCATCCGCAACATATCGGATGGGTTAGCGTGTCAAGAGAATTCGACGCGAGGAATTACCAGAAGATGTGGTAATACTTTCTCCACCATAGATTCCGAGGAGACGGGTCCTGCCAAGCCTTCCATGCTTTTTCGAACGCCGGCTGTACTCGAGTAATCTCTGCCCGTCGCTTTGTCAGAACTTCAGCATGCGCCAGAGCATACGGTTCGTACTTCGCAGGCGCCGTCCGCGGTTCTTCCGGCAGTTGGATGAGACCATTTGACACAGGTAAGTAGTTACCTGACTTCGGAATGGTAGCAGGGAACGGCAAGAACTTGACAGGTTCCGTACGTATATAACCTGCCCAAGGTGGCCAACCTGGCCAGTCATCTGAGAGTTTCAGTGCAGCACTCCCAATCCCATTCGTCTCCGGATCAACGAAGTACTCACACCTAAGAGTACCTCCCGAATCCATCTCACACACCGGATGCTCTCCCAGTAGTCTCCCACATGCACGACAATTCATGACTTCCCTCCCTTGTCATAAGTCTTACACCCCGGACAACTCTTGATCTCGTTGTAGCTCCACCCGAAAGATCCGCACGTACACGACCAGTGCCATCCTCCCGTGTGCCCACGTGACACAGTCAGTACCTCTCTTCCCATCTGTCCTTCGCGTAGCTTGTACGACCGCAGCGCCAATCCTGCCTCTTCGCTAGCAGCACGGAATGTCACGCACACCCCCTCCGACATGATGCGCGCCTGGTTCAATCCCGGCATGCGCTCTTGCAGGGTCCAGGCATAGCGAGCGCCGACTTGATAGATGACTACTTCGATGGGCATAACTTACTTTATCTCCCGTTCCTCGAAGGCGACTCTTCCGACAGCAGCCCCAGCATCAAGCATTCGTTCGCGGAAGGCTTCAGCCTGTTTCCGGTTGTTGAACCACTCGGTCAGCTCGAGACCCTCAGCTTCGGAACCGGGGAAGTCAAACCTGACGAGATAAATGAGCTTGGTTTTCATACCCTTCCCTATTGCATCCCCCATGCCTATCCCAACGGTCCCGGCGGCGGCACTCCCGGAGTTAGCCACGCCGCGAACCACTGCCATCCGCCTAAGAGCAGAATGACCAATCCCAAGATGACCCACATCATTTTCTCCTTACCTTTCGCGACTTTCGCCGTTTGAATCGGTCCAATATCTCTCCGTTCCGGTGATGCCCCATGGCGTTCCCACCTGCAACCCCCACAATCGCAGCTGCGATAGTGTGAATGCTATTCACCTGTGAATCCGTGCAGCCACGGCCCACTATCATGCAGGTCGCTACCAAGCCAGTCGCGATCAGAACCAATGCCACATGGTGCCAAGTCATACTGCCACCTACACGAGAAAGCCCGGGCGATGCAATGGAGGGGAGTAATCCATTGTACCGCCCGGGCGCTATGGGATGCTACTTCCGGGATGGGGCTAAGTGGTCGGCGTTCCTAGAACGATGTTGAGAGCCGTGGTGCTCGCGACAACGGCAGCGGTCGCGGCGACGATGGCCGGAGCGTCAGTCGGGTCACCCGCTCCAGGGTTCTGCAGCAAAGATTGCATTAGAGCAATCGCGGCATTGGTTGCAGTGGTGTTCGCGGTCACTGCATCGGTTAGAGCTTGTACAGCTTTCGTCATGACATGTATCTCCTTGAGAATGAACTTGAGGATTTCCACATTGCACGGTTACGTCTGTGATGGCATGAGCTCAAACTTGACGAACAGGTCACAATTGGCCTGTACGTTGGTATCAGAGCGGAAGGTCGAGATAGCCCACAGCGGCCCTGCTGATTGAGCTACCGCATACTGGTAGCCGACCGCGCCGTTCATGTTGGGACCAAGAGTCACGGACACTAGGACCTTGGTTGGGTCGAGTGTCGGATTGGTTCCGGCAAAGTCGATTTCCCAGAAGCCTACTCCAGAGTGTTGGAAGCTTGCTCCGAATGCCTGCTGGGCTTTACCAGAGGGTGTAGCGGTCGCAGTAGGACAGATGCCTGCGGCGACGACTTGAGGGCTTAGCTGAGGGATGTTACCCATAAACCACTTCTCAAGTCTGCTTAACCAAGACCAGCGCGCCACGGCCCTCTATCTTTTCGATGTCGGTTGCGGCTCGGATGTGGTTGACGAGCTCGGATGGGTGGCGTTCGCACTTGTCGCCGGCGACGGCGACTCCACAGCCGTTGCAGATCTTAGTTGTATCGTAGTTGTGCGGGTTGGTTTTGAGGCGGTCGATTTCCGCCTGCATGGCGGTGATACGGGCGTCGGTGTCAGACATGGTATCTCTCCTTGTTTACGAAAGTCCTATCCACCATTTGGCAGGTGCAGTTCCTATAGCTACGGTCATCGGATTGGGTAGATCTGTGAGTCCAGTTTGAGAACCATAGTATAGAGGTTTCCCCGCCAACGCTTCACCTAACCCAACGTTATTTACGGACGGACTCATGATAGCCGCCCATCGCGGCATGGTGGTTGTGGCAAGACATAGAATACCCATGTAGTAGATTCCTGTAGTGGGAACGGTAAAAGGTGCTGTGAAATTCTGTGAATGCCGACCTAACGTTGCCCATGCGGCTCCCTGATCGGCCGTTGCAATCAGCAGTGCACCTGCTGTGTTGTAGAGACCGATCTTCCCAAAGGTAACCAGCACTCCTAGAAAACCTGTATTGATATGGCTCGTTGTTAGGACTTGACCTGCTTGTAGGAAAATCTGCTGAAAATAAAGAGTGCCTGATACTGGAGCTCCCGCCCCAAGTTGAACATCTTGCGGGATTGTCTCGGCCAGTAAGCCGCGTGCCTTTTGCAGTGCGATGACCGGGTTGTTCCCGCCGAATCCGTCCCCCGCTGGCGTGGACACCAGGTTATAGGACGTGTCGAGATAATTCCCGACGCCCGTCGATGCGATGCTCGCGACGACCCCGCCGGGGCCGAGAATCAGATCTGCGTTGGTACCAGTCCATGTCGGAAGGTTCGCAAATTGAGCACGTGAGCCCATCTGGTCAAACTGAATTCCAGCAGTGCCATTGACAATGCCGTATACGTATCGGCTGGAAATAAAGCTACCTTCGGGGAATGGAAAGTAGATTGCTGGAATGTTAGCCTGCGTTGCACAAAACTCAAGGTCACCACCGGTGCCCGGACTAATTCTG